ATTTGTGCCTTACCAGTGACGGATTACTCCTGCCACTATAAAAAAGTTAGTGATAATGTATATTAACACAATTATTGTACGAATGCAAGCAATTCGGTCCGCTTCTGCGTCCGAACTTCCGGATTTTTCACCCAACGCCTTCGCCCAAATTCTCCAAAATTTGTTTGTCATCTTGTAATTTAAATGTGATATTAATTACAAATCGGCTAGCCGATTCGATAGGATTAGACCCAGCGTGGAATCTTCTAGAATCAAAAATTACAGCCCTACCCATTTTTGGGCTTATGCGTGAGTTTATAGTTACACCATTAACAGCTTCTCCAACCGATTCGTTAAAAAAGAATGTATCACCGTCACTGTCATTAACATAATATATTAATGATAAAAATTCTGGATTAGGTTCGTCTGTGTGCGGAATATTATAATTGTCCTTAGTAAAAGAATTACCGTTTCTTGTGAGACAATTAATTTTTACACGCCTTACATCTGATATTTTTCTGCCTAGTCGTTCCTCTACAAAATAAAGCATAGGTCGAATTAGACTAAACACTTCCGACGGAACACCGTCTAGAAGTGCGTAGTGTACAAATTGTAAACTATCTATTGTGTTATGATCAACACAAGTATCATAGCCGCGTACTACTGCGGTTACAGATTGAAAATTATAGGGTATATTATAGGCTAATTGTTCAGCCACGTCTACTTGATAATTTTTTGGTATTAAATCATCAAGTATAATTGGCTTAATCAATTTACCCTTCATATGTTGCTGAGTTACCAGCATGTTCAAACACTTCAACTGATCGAAGTTTAACACCAGCACCGACTGGATAACGTGCTTCAAACAGGCGACCATCTGGATGGATCCAGCTAATACCTGCTTGATATGCACCTAAGATTTCATTCATTGTTTTGTAAGCTAGTTCGGCAAACTTTTCGCAACCAACTGCTTCTACAATACGTAGATCTAGCACACCACCTTCTGCTTGCTTGCCCAACTTGGCTAGTTCTTTAAACTTTGGTAAATGTGGATCATCAATGCCCATTACAGTAGTGTGATCAAACTGCCACTCACTCCACTCTTTGAATGCTTTAAGTCCACCAAAGTCCATAACCCAATTACGGTCGTCTAAGGTTTCTGATTCAAAAATTAATTTGATACCAATTGAGTATCCGTGTAGTAATGAGCAGTGACTATGTGTACTTCTCCACTGTCTAAAACAGCATGAAAGTCCGCGGTCGTTGCCGTAAGTTTTTGTTGAAAGATATTTTGCCATTGTTGTTTTTCCTTGTTAACAATGACATGCAGAATATTTAAAGTGGGATGAATGCCTAAGTCCACTGTATATAATTATACAGTATTATAAAATCAAGTCAACGTTATTGGCGATTGATTGCGCCAAACGAGAACCAAGTACCCGGAGTTCCATTGGCGACACATACCCAACCAATTGAACCGCCGTCAGCGGGTGCGGAATTCCAGCAGATATCCCCAATGCTATGTAATCCATCTACAGGAGCACTTGTGCCTGTTGTAAATGTTTTGCCAGCAAAGCTAACATTGCCTTTAACTGCTAAATCTACATCACCGTCTGGATTTGCAATACCAATAGATACTGGTCCAAACATTTTTACTCTTCGACGACTATTTAATTTGTTGCCAATATTAATTTCGTTAGCGTCTACGTAATATACCGGCTCATTAGCAACACCAATAGTTAATGAATTGGTAGTATTGATTACAGACCCATTAACGGTTAATTTATTTGTACCGTCAACTAGTTCTATTTTGTTAGCAATAAACTGTCCACGAGATTCAACATCACCTAAAAATGTTGTATTTCCTTGTACTGCTAATGTATCTAGTGTGCCAAGTACTTTTAAGTTTGAATGTACAACACTATCCCCTAATCTATTTTGAGAAAGGACTATTTGTTCGTTAACATAAAATGCTTGTTCGGCACCGACTTCAATTGATTCGCTTGACCAAAATCTGCTAGGATCTGGACGAAGGATTAATTGTTTAGGCATATCGTGGCCGGTCCATACTAATCCCTTGCCTATCGAAGGTTGCGATGCAGTACCTTTAAACTCTAAACTAGTTGATCGATCAATTCGAGTATCGGAAATTAAATTATCAACTTTTAATGTACCGTAAACAGTTAAGTTTCCGGTCTTTGTTAGTTCATTTCCGATAATAACATCACCGTCGTTTTTAACTGTAATACGAGGGGTGTTATCTGTAATAATAGAAACTGCGTGATTTGTGTATGTACCAAACGTTCCTGTATTAGCAGTAGGGGAGCCAAACATAATTTCAACATTGTTTTCAACAACACTAAATGCTCCGTTTGGTTGATCTGTATTAATACCTAATCTTCCGGATGCGCTATTAAAAAATGCAAACTCCCCAACATTGGCATCACCGATTACTGACAAAGACTTTAATGCACCTACTTCTCGTAGCTTACTCTTAGTAATTTGTGCACCTAATTCATTTAGGCTTAGTACTGATACGTTGTCAATTTTGTAAGACTTATCTGCTGGAATATCAAAATCAGTACTTGACCATAAACGATTGCCGGTTCTGTACAATAATTGGGAACCGCCATTACCCCATGCCCAGTTTAGTCCTTTGCCGTTAAGTTCTTCTTCGGATGTAGCAAACCATTCGCCAGGGTTGTCTACTGCACCCGTTGGTGTAATAATATTTTTAACATTGATTGTATCAACAGTTAAAGTTCCGTTAACATCATAGTTACCAGTGTGAACAAAATTTCCTGCTGAATTAGCAAGGGTTGATGTTACTAACTGTAGTATGCCGTCTTGAATAGTAAATTGGGTCATGGATAAACTCTCTTTCGAGTATTTATCCACGATTTGTTATACTTACTGTACTTTAAGCAAGATTGTTTCTTCGTTAATGCGACCGTTCATTTTAGTGTCAGTAGCATTGATGTCGTCTAAGAACTTACGCAGAGCTACTTTGTTAGCCGCTTTAAACTCTTTGAGCTTTTCTTCAGGCTTACGTACAGTCTTTTGAATACTCTTGAACTCATCAAAACCCGTAATTGTAGTGCCTTTTACGCCAAGTGTTTGAAATTCTGCGGCAACATACTTGCCTATCTTGCGTGTTTTTGTGTTAAAAATCCACAATTCCCCAGCGCCAATAATGTCTGTAGGGTTAATAGACACTAGTTTTAGCGGCTCGTTGGTCTTCATATACTTGAGTTTAGCAATTAGTTTTTCTTTCGGAACTGCTTTAGTTTTACGTGGAGCACGGTTAACTTTGGCTTCCTGTGCAAGCATATCACATGCACTCATAATTTCTTGATAGAACGCAATTAGGTTCTTAATCTGTTTGCGTGAACGATGACTGTAGCCTTCTTTCAATTGTTCGTCTGCTTTACCGCTAGCAAGCTCTTCCAACTCAGCCAGATCACGACTGTAAAAGCCTTTGATAATACGTGCATGGGCCGCCTTAACTTCTTTACCTTTGAGCAAGTTAAGCATCTTAAATGCTTTTGGATCAAAATTTTCAGGATCTGTTTGGAATCCTTCGATAGCATCTTCAATTTCCTCAGTCATTCTGTAGGCGGCTTCTTTGACACGCTCTTGAATACTAGGAGTGTATACTGCGGGCTTTGCTGCCTCAACAGCTTTGGCCTCATCTTCATCAATGTCGTCTTTACCTTGTGAAATAACTTGTGCGATTTCTTCACGCAACCAGACAGTAGTATCTCGACCTTTGTTAAAGTCCTCTCGAACAGCGGGCATACCACGCAACAGACAACTAGCAATAGCACCCATTGTAACATTGCAACGATTATCTTTGGTTTTCTTAAACGCAGAGATATCTTCTTTAGTGCAACTAACACTAGTCATCCATTTGATAACGGCAGGCTTTAAATCTTTACCGCTAAACTCTAAACGGTAGTAGCTCATAGCACCATGAAAGTGACGCATAAACTGATCAGCATTCATAGTTTCGCAACCTTCCCAAGTCGGGCTATGATCCTTGACAGCACGAGTACGGTGTGCAGTTACTTGTGCTTTAGTAACACGGGTCTTTTTTGCTGGTGCTTTTGTGGCCATTTCTGCTCCTATTTGTTTAACGTATGTATGTATTATAGCGGAAATTAGATCAATTGTCAAGCCCATTTTGTATATAAGCTAGCCAATTCTGGAAAAGTTTTGGCAAAGTCTGTGCCTTTACGCTGATCATATTGTGTAAAGTATTGGACAAAATTCTTTTGATTAATACTTTGATTAGTACGTTCTTGCATAACAGCCAAATTGCGTTCTACCTTTTCAATTTCAAAATCGTAAAATCCAACAAAGTCGTCGACATTACTGTTGGCTTTCATGTAGTCAATTGCTTCTACAAGGTACTGTTCGTACTCTTCCGGTAGTATGTGTATGCTTTGCCATGCAGGATTTCTCAACAACGGAACATCAAACCATACTCGCTGTCTTGGATGTATTTCGTGATCTGGATGTTTATGATATGGATCATGGATTGGCACATACTTAATGCCTTGTTTAGTTTTACTAAATTGGCAACGCATCTCAAGTACGTTGCGCAAAAAATCTTTAAACCTAGGAACACTCAATGCGTTAAATGTGTTGATATAAGTTAAAGTGGTGTTGTTAGTTTCTCTCAACAATGTTTTAGCATTAGCTTGTAAGGTATTGTAATCTAATCCGCTACGGATATATTCAGCTTGTTCGCCAACACTATCTACACTTACAAATACTGCTACGTTCTTAACAGCCATGTTGACATACCAATGATTGCCAGCACCCGGATTAAAACGTTCTTTATCTTCCCAGATTTGTATTTCTTCAAGTTTCTTTAACTTATCAATAAATTTGTCAAACAACTCTTGCTTGGGTGGACTTAGATTACTAGTAACACTAACTTCTAACCACGTGTTAGGATGCTCATAAATGTAGTCCAACACTTTAAAAGTGTTTACGTCCATTAGCGGTTCGCCACCAGTCATGCGTAGTACTTCTAATTTCTTGTACAAAGTTGGCCACCACTTCCAGAACGCTTCTACGTAAGGATTGTCGCCCTGCCGAACTTTTAACGGCATAAGTCCTGCATCAGTTAACGCTTGAATGTTGTTATGTTCTGTTGGTTGTCCTAGTGTGTTTAGCACATTGTAAGGTCCAAACTTCTCAACTTCATCTTCCCATGCGGTGCTTAGATGAGGACTACAGTACATACACTTTAAATTACATGCTTGGTTAAAGTTTACTTCGACATACCGCGGCTCAACATTTTCTGTATCTAGTGCTGTAAAAATATCTGTACGTGCGTTTTGTGCCCAGTATTCGCCACTGCGATAAATGCGATCACTGCGCCCGCCAACATCTTCAATTTTCCAGCAATAGCTACATCCAGCTGGGCGTTCTCCGGCAAGCATTTGTTTACGCTCTGCTTTCTTTTGTGCTGTATTGTGTAACGCACTTGGTGTTACTTTAATTTCGTCAATGTTAATTTTATGCAACGGAGGATGATAGCAACTGTGAGTCATGCCGTTAGTAAGATGCATAGATACTTGCGCCCATTTAGCGTAGCACATGCTCTTACTAATAAATTTTAATTGATGCTCTGCAACATCTGCTGCCTGATTGTAATTACTCATGTGATCTCCAGATATTGCCGTCCCATTCGTATACTGTTCCGTTTAAAAAACACTTCTGGTTAGGTTGTGGATTTGGTGGAAAGTTTAGCCTTAAATCTTTAGACTGGCCTATCTTCTTATAATAGTTTGAATTATAACTCCAATCCATATAATTGTCAAGGTTGTTACGAGCTGTACAGTACGCATTATACATTAAAAACTCTGTAGCAAATCGTTGATCGTTCATTGACAGATTAAACAAGTATGGCAAGAATCCACGAATCATACCGCGTAGCTCACGAACCATACCTTGCATCATTTCTGTTTTAACAAAGAACGGCGTTGTAGTAGGTAAGTGCCACTGCACTGTATCTTGATTATCAACACCCCATACATTGCAGGCAATGTCGTGTGCTAGATTAAACGGAGCAAGTCCTCCGTCGTTTTGCAATCCTTTGAAGTCACCGTTTTGGTGTATTCTCATTAGAGCTTTACCATCTGGTGTAAATGCATCCTTAATTAAATCAACCGGTTGTGTATAATAGTCTTTGCAGTCGTGGATAATATACCAGTCGGTAGTAATGTGTTCACTAAGTAGACACTTAAACAACTGCTGAGAGTTCCATCCAAAGCCGTTAGTTATTCTAGGTTCAAGAGTGTGTGTTAGTATTAATTCTATTTTTAAATTAGGATACTTATTGAGGATACCATTTAAGTTATCTAAATAAATTAACGGATCGTTTAGTACAACTTTTATAGAATCTATTTGATCAATGTTACAATATGTTTCAACTGATCTTAAAAGTCGATCAAGTAATGCAAAATCTTGATGGTATGCAATAACAGCAAAGGTAACCTTAGACATAATGACCGTCCTTAATGCATGCTGTAATCTTATCCACATACCTGTTAACAATGTTTACTCCGGGGTGCATCCCGTCTCTAGCGTGATCTCCGGGCACTGATGCCACACCAGGTTCCCATAAATTATAGTGTGGTGCATTGTACCCTGTAGTGTATTCAATCATTCGACTTACATCTGGATCCCACGATGTTAAAATCAACTTAATATTTTTAAGTTTAGCAACAGTAATAATATAATTAATAGCATCTTTGGATGCAGATAACATATATTGATCAGAGAACTCACGCAACATAGCCATTCTTACTAGTTCACATTCTCTGTCTTTAGTTGGATACGGTAAATGTATTGACTTAGCATCGTTTTGTGAATCAACATAATGGAATCTTGCCCAGTTAGGGAGTGTAACTAGTGCAATGTCTATATTCCATACATTGGCTGCTGCCGCAAATATTTGTGCAATACGATGGGCACCAATTCCGGGTAGCCCTAAGTTTAAACATGGAATATTAAACTTATTAGCAAGCAATGATGGAAAGTTATCTTCTGATGGTAACCCTTCGCCTAGTGTCATACTACAACCAAAAAATCCAAATACTGTATTATCTGTTGTTGGGTATGGATCTCGAAAACCTATATTGTTAATATAGTAGTCAAACAATTTATATTTAGGATCTGATCGTTCTTCTTCAGCAATGTTAAGGAATTTATGTATACCTGGCCCGGGGGTAAGACCTTGATCTACACAGTTGTTAAAATAATTAGAGTAGGGTAAAAGGTCAGCAGGTTGTTTAGCAAGTGCAGGACTGCGCATTGCTAGTCCGTTTTCTATATCAGCGTGTCTACTGTTATTATGCTTAATAGCTTCTTCAGCGTTTGTTATTTTCATCTACGTAATCTTTAACCATTTGTATTGCTACGGGCACTGTTTCGTATGAGTTTTTGCGTAAATTATTATAGTTGTGTTCTAGAATATCTCGCATCCCTTTATACCAAGTTAGCTTTTCTTCAAACGACATATTGTTAATTCTTTTAACTTCTGCAATAATTGCGTCAAGACGTTCCCACGTTGGCAGTGTATCATAAGTCTCGTCTATAAACGGACTGAAAGTTTTGTATCCCATCTTCCTAAGATGTTCCAATGACCTTTGATTACCAAATATAATAAACGGGTGATAGCAAGCAATTGGCTTAAATGTTTTTTCACTAATAAAACAAGTACCTTCACTATCACCAAACGATGCTTCACTGACAATAGTAAACCACGAATCTAACATAATTTGTTTATTAATTAGTTTAATGTACTCTCCACCGTGGCTTGTTGCAAAACTAGCTGTGTCTTGATCGCTTGGATTTTCGTAAGGTTCTATTGGTGTGATATCTTTTACATTAATGTATTCTTCTTCTGTAAACACTCGCCCTTCGAAGTGGGTATTGATTAAATTAAACTTGTTCATGCTAATGATATTATTAGTTAGTAAACCAGCTTTATGTAAACATTTAAATAACCACATCCTGTGTGCCCGAGGACGTTTTTGTAATGCATTAAATGATTTAATTTTATCAGGATACTTAGTTTTGTATTTGATGTGATCGTCAACAGTCGGTAAGGGCCGAACATTGTGACTAGTAGGCTCAAGTCTTCTATTATGATTTACGGCAGTATCGTAAATCATAAGTTCAAAATGCGGGTTAGGCATAGCTAATAGTCTATCAGTAATGCCTTTAGAATTTGCCCATTCGGTGTATTGTTCTGCACAGTTTAGGTTACCAGTAGAGTATATAATTTGTTTAGGACTGATGCTATATTTTTCACAATTAATGTGAAACCATTCCCACAGCCAATCAGTTTGATACCCTTCGTGGGCTTGATCTAACAATAAAAATGCCCTACCATTTTGTAAATCTTTAAGGTATTGTCCAGTGATATAACTAAACAACGGCTTTCTTGTAGGGTATTGTTTATTATCTCCACACCAGTCGCCGGGAGAGTATGCTACTCCTGACGAAATAACATATGACCCAGTTTCTGGTATAGTTAAAGATGAAGATATACCCTTACCAAATGTTCTAAGAACATTTGATTCAGACCCTTCAAATCGAATGGCTGTTGTTGATAACGGACTTGTATTAAATCTATATGTATCCGGACATTCGATAAAATTTAAGAATTCCTTGTCAGTAATCTTTTCAAATACGAAATGCATTACATTAACCTCTCAGACCATGTTCGAGGAGTATGTTCGTTAATAATTTCTAATGGGTATGTGTAATCAAATGGTTTTGATCCACGTTGTTTAATATACTCAATTGTACTACGCAAGCCATCTATGAAAGAAGTTGATGTATTATATCCTAATAAATTACGAGCCTTAGTAGCATCACATGTTGCATACTTAACTTCTTTAGGACGATCAGGCATATAAATGATTGGATCTTTATAATTTAATTCCTGCATGATGGTCTCAGCAAGAGTTTTAATTGTCATAAATTCTTCGTCAGGCCCGATATTAAACGTGTCATTCTTAATGTTAGGATCTAATGCTAACTTTTCTAGACAGTAAATGCAATCATCAATGAAACTAAAGCATCTCATTTGACTGCCGTCACCGTAGACAATGGGAGACTTACCTTGTAAAACACGATTAATCATAATACTCATTACATTACGAAACGGGTCGTCGTATCGCTGCCTTGGTCCTACAATGTTATGCGGAACAGCAATAACCCATTCCATGCCATTCATCGGAGCAAGTGCTTTAAGGACATCTTCTCCTGCTAACTTAGCAATGCCGTACGGGTCAACAGGCACAGGAGTTTGTGTTTCTTTAAATGGATATTCTTGATCACCGTACCGTGCCATACTCGAGCAATAGACAAATCTTTTTACTTTGTTTTGAATTGCGGCACTAATTGTGCTAACGCTTGCTTGGAAGATATTATTAGTAATAAAATACGGGCTGAATACACTTAGGCCTTCGTGGGGTGTTGCAGCAGTATGAAATACAATGTCACAGCCTTTAGTTACTTCAACCATAAAATCTAAGTGACAACAATCGCCTCGTTTAAAATCAACGCCAGCTGGAATGTTATCTATATATCCGCCAGTTAAGTTATCACAACCAACAACCTCATGTCCCAATGCTAACATTCGATCTGCTAAATGACTGCCTAAAAAGCCGGCAACGCCTGTAATTAAAATCTTCATATTATTTTGCTAAATCTTTGCAGAGATTCCAAAACTCTTCCATTTCTGGAAATGTTTCTAAAAAGTTTACATCTCTGCGTTTGTCATATTCTGTAAACCAATTGTAAAAGTCTATACGTCCCTCTTTGACACGATCCTCGTCGTAGTTAGCAGTAGCAAAGTAATCGCGAACTCTGCGGAACTTTTCGTACTCCATATCCGTAAACTTTGTAGGATCTTGTTCATCTCTATTATCATCGATGAATTTTAAGATTGCATCGAAGTGTGGCAAGAACTCTTCCTTGGGAAGTATGTTCATATCATATTGTAACGGTTCTTTTAGATAAGGTGTATCAAAACGGATCTTTCGACCGTATCCATCTGGATTGAGCATACGCTGATATTTTACACGCCAATCTAATATCTTTTGCAAGAAGCTAATAAAACTAGTGACACTTAAAATATTAAATGTACACATGATACTAACTGGTGCTTTAGTAGTAGTAAGATATATGTCTAAGTTCTTTTCCCACAATTCTGTTTTAAGTCCTGTGCGTAAATACTCTGCTCTATTACCCCAACTATCCATACTTGAGAATAACTTGAATGTTTTTACTTTCTTATTAACTAGCAAGTCGTTAACATTATCTGCTAACTTTTCAACCATAGCACTCTTAACACCTAGATTACTGTTCATGTTAAGTTCAAGATGTGGCTTTGGCTCTTCACGTAACGTGTCAAACAATCTCCAAGTACTTCGGTGCATTAACGGCTCGCCGCCTGTGATGCGGAGAATGTTTAATGTCTTGCTAACTTCAGGCCACCATTTCCACCATGCTTCAACATACGGGTTGGCATCTTCTTCGTAAGGTTTAAACCACTCAATATTTAATGTATGATTTTTAACTGTATTATATGGACCGTGTTGCTTAATTTCACTTTGGAAACTGCTACTGCTCATTGGATGGCAATAACCGCATTTAAAATTGCACTCGTTACTAAATGCAATTTCAATGTATTCTGGATTAATATTAAAGTCCCAGGGACTATTTAAAATCTCATTTACTCGTTCTGGCTTATAAATGTTAGCATTTCGATCATGTCGATCACTAATATGCGTATCACTAAGCCCTTCTACATTCCAACAGTACTGACAGCCAGCAGGCTTTTCGCCTACTAACATTAACGCACGTTCTTTCTTTTTCTCTAGCGTATTGTGTAGCGCACTAGGATTAGCCGCAATTTCGTCTAATAAAATTGCATGTGGCCTTGGATGGTAACAACTGTGTGTCTGACCTGTGTGCAAATATATACTAGTGTGATGCCACTTAGCCAAACAAAATGTTGGGCTAATTTCGTTGGTTATTTTAATAACCTTATGTATTCTGTTAGTTTCTTCACTCATATGTATAATTATGTCCAGCGCAGTACAAACCAGTCTAAGTCCGAACGTTTCTTAAATTCAAAAATATGATATGCAGTACGTGCATGATAGCCCAGAGTATCTATGCACCATTGATTTATGTTAACATATATTTCTTCGGACAGTGTTTCATTTTTAATTGTTCCGGTATTAAACCAAAATAACGGCTTATCATCTAACACCTCAGTAATCCATTTACGTCCTTTTTGTTTATATGTTATAACCATACTTTCATATTTTCAGAAATAGTTTTGTAAAGATAGTTTGCTATTCTTTTATAGCCTTGTTGATTTGGATGCAAACAGTGAGAACGATCTCCGTCTTCTAGAACACATGCTAGGCTAGTTACACCGCCCCCTTGGACAAAGGTGTGTAGATTACTATCAAGGTCGACAACTTCGTTGAGAGGAAGAATACCTTCCCAAGCAGAACCGTAAATAAAATTATAACCCTTAGCTTTGCAATAATATTGCATTGTTTTAAGATAGAATGCAGTTTCTAAGTAAGCATCGTCATCGCTTTTTACAACATCTTTAATGTATTTTTTAAAAATTGGATCGGTATGATTACCAGCTGGTGAAAAACTTTTTAATTGTTTATCTGAGTAAAAACTAAAACGAACAGTATTAGTTAATAGCCATATAACTGTTACATGGTCGTAGTCTTGTTTATGGTCTTCGTCATACTCGTTAATAAGTCGTTTAACGCTTGCAGAGTTTGAATCACCACCGACACCATAATTAATTAAGTCACACTCTAATAGCTCTGCAAGAACTGCCGGCCAGCCAGTTTTGTAGAATCTATCATTACTCATGCCATACATTTCTTTAGAACCAATTTCTTTATTCATATACTGAGATAACAGTGTAGGCTCGTAAGAGCCTACACCGTGTGTCCAGCTATCGCCAAGTGTAATTAGTAACTTATTGTGACCTGATTTTTTATAAAAAGGATAGGTCGGAATGTGAATATTATCAGGTCCAGAGTCCATTGCGTACCTTAATTAAACGAATCATCATAGCTTCGTCTTCCTTTTCGTAAGCATTTTCAATCTTTTGAAGTAGCTTGTGAGCTTTATCGCTAGCCTTTTTAAGTGTAGGATCTTTTTCTTGTCCCCAATTTAGCTTGCCACCGTTAGCAATACGACTTGCTTCACATGCCGCAGTCCATCCACTTGCTTCATATGGATCAGGACGGTTGCGATAAGTTACAGTCCACCATGTGTACAGCTCTTTGATCTCTTTCGCACGTTCTGCTTGACCAGTTGGCTTGCCGTAGTCTGGATGATCTGGCTCACACCAGTCAGTGTTAGTCAGTGTCATTGCCCAGTCGAGATGATCAATGCCTGCTTGAGGACAACGCCACGTTCTCCAGCGAAACCATCCACTGGCGTAAAAAGGAGGATCATACTTTGCACGAGCTTCTTTGTCACCCCATGCTATATGACTCCATGCAGTTTCGATTTCAACAAAGTCAACAAGTTCGTTAAAAAGACATGGAAGGAATCGATTCCCAACATCGCACCAAGCGCCAGGACGAATATCCCGAACATGAGCAGTAAGACTATGAGTGCGAGTAACCCAACGATTGTTAATATAATACTTGAGATCATAAATTTTCCTTACAGGCCATGTAACAAAATCTTGGATATGTCCAAGAGCTTCTTCCGCTAGCCAATAACGGAAGTTATGTTTCATTTGTGCCGCAGTAGTCCAGTCGTCCCACTCTTCGGCTGTGCCTGCACTAAGTTTTTTAGTGCCTCGAAGCCAATCGGCAAAAGGAGTACAACTCCAATAATTGCTATGATGTGCCATTTTTATTCCTTTTATCTTTACATATAATAACACACGACTGCTAACGAGTCAAGTGGTTTAAATATTATTTTTGGTGTAAATATTTTTTTGAAATCCTGTAGTTAAATCCACTATTTTATTTTTTGTAAAAAAATCAAACACCTTGTCGGCTAATATCTTATGATTAACTTCAGTTAGGTGATTCCATCTAAGATCGGGCGCTTTCTTATAAAACGCATTACACGTTTCTAAATCATCAAATTCAGAATTTGAAAGATCAAATAGATTTCCAATTACTCCCGGAATATCTTTAAATCCCGGAATAATTAAAAACTTTACACCTAAACTTTCAACCCGTTGAGCTGTGTATACTGTCGCCCAAAATATTGCATCGTATATTGACTCAGCAGCCGTATCTGAATGCAGGTATGTTGTGTATTGTAAAATAGCCGCACGTTCTTCTTTTGTAATGCCAGGTTCTACATTAATATTTGCAGTTGCATGATGCAATGCTACATCGGGACGCCGCTCAATTAACCATCTTCTATTGATACTGGTAGCAGAGACAACAACGTAATCACCTTCCTTAACTTCTGATATCCTAGTCATCAGTCTATGAAAAATAAATTCGTTAGAACATCCTACGATCGAATCATTGATGTGTTCTGTAGTACCTGTTAGTTTCTCAGAAAGAATACTGGTCCAGTTTTTTTCTAGAGGAAGAAATTTATGAATTCGTTCTTTGTTTATTTCATCATAATATTTGCTATCGCAGGAGTAACTATCACCAAAGACGTATAACATGTGTTTATTTCTTAACAAATGGAGCCAACTCAGGAGCCTTCCACCCCACTGGCTTTAACACTTTACCATCTTCACGTTTACGCACTTTGCCAGTTTCTTTGTCAATTTTAGCAAAGTTAGTTTGCATAACTTCTTTCCACGCACCTTCTGCATCTGCGCCCATGCTATGAATAGTACCAATAGTAACAACTAAGATGTCAATAAGTGCATCTAGTGTTTCTACTTTGTCGTTATTATCTATTGCCACAGCCAGCTCTCTGGTTTCTTCTTCAATAAGTTTTAGATACATATTGAATTGGTTTTGATTAAATTCCTCGACTGTTTGGTCGCAGGCCCGCATAAACTTTTCTTGATCTCTAAAAGGGTTTGTCATTATATCATCCTATCTATTTGGTTTGGTTGGTTGTATTTGTTTAATACGCCTTGACTATTATAAATTTCTATACTGTCGTAATAAATCCGTGTGATCACAGAACCGTTAGGATAAGTGGTTTGTTGCCACGATTCTTGTTTAATTACGCTTCTATCTACTGCCGCAGTGGGCAATATACCAGATGTGCTAGTCTTGTATAATGTTATAGGTACAACTGAATCACTCATAATTTTTCTTCGGGTACAAATCCGCGGAAGCCTTTAAATCTTGGAAAGCGCAAACTATATGTACCATCTTGATTTTGTGTTACCGCGTCAGCACGAACCTCAACAATATTTCTGATAAGAGTATCACGACTGCTCCAGTAAGTATCACGATTACTATCGGTAAAGCCACTTCCAACATTGACTCTGATTTGTCGTCCATCATCTTCTCCTTCGCATACTAGCGCACCAAGTTTACCTATATTTTTACCTGTACCTTCTTCTACTGCTACTACTGCTAAACTAACTTCAATAAATGGTTTCAACTTCAGCCATGCTACACTACGTTTACATTCATATCCAGCATTGGGATCTTTAATCATAATGCCTTCGTACCCGCCTGCAATTGCTTGGGCATTAATTTCTTTAAAACGCAATTGACCTTCATCTGTATCTAAGTTGATCCTGTCAGCTGCCAGACATTTTACGTTAGGTATAATTTCATGGTTTTGATCTACCCATGCTTGTACCATCAATGTACGGGTAATTTGCATCATGTCCCATTTGCCTTCTAGAAATTTATCTAATGGACACATGTCAAATAGATATAAAGTAGCATCACTTGCTTCTACATTATCCTTGCGATGGACTTGTTTCATTAAGTCTTGAAAACTGCTAGACATAATCTCGCCGTCTAGTACCAAGTCATAAGGTGGTGGAGTTTTCTTGACTACCGCACTAATCTGTTCTGCTATATGCGGAAAGTTAACAAGCTCTTTACCGTTGCGGCTAAACATATCAACACGCCCGTCTGCACGAACAATAGTGATAACACGGACACCGTCGAGTTTAACTTCGATAAGTTTATCACCAGATACTTTCGATTCATGATTAGCACTATCATGAGCAAGCTGACATCCAAACACAGGAATAGCATACTGAGCATATTTCTTCTCTACAACTTTGTTGATTGTTTTTTCACTAGTACCGCAACGTAAATCTTTAATAAGGATACGGCGGTACCAGCCGTTCCATTCATTTTTAGTAGATAGTGTTATAGCTTCAGCAATGGCATCGCGAGCATCGTGGCCGGTGAGGTTACGATTGCGTAGGTTGCCAGCAAGCACAATAAAACTATCCCAATTGAACCCAGGGCCGTCTTCATCTTTTTTCTCCGGAACTTGTTTAACACCAAAAGTAATCATTGGGTCAAGGGCAAGCCGACACCCCTCAAAAAACTCATCGTTATTGCCTTGGGCAATAACTTCGATGATAGCTTCTTTATCTAAACGGGAATTATGGGTTTCTAAATCCCAAATGTGACTAGCACAAACGCTCATATTGACTCCGATGATTAACTGTATAAGTGTATATTATACAATCTAATTATCAGTAAGTCAAGTGATTTGTAGTCTTAAATGGTTTACCGATGTAAGCATATTCTAATTGACTCATTATTTTACGCTTCATTTGGCAAACTTTTGGATGTGTATGATCGTACTCAAACGCTTTCATAAAGCGTCCCCAACCATTTGGGCGTACTCTTTTTGGTACAGGGCTGTCCAAATACTCTTTAATAGCCCGAGTATCCAAACCAAATTTATCAATCATATCCTGAGCTAGATTGAAACTGTGTGCGCCCATTTCATCTCTGTGCCCATAGTACTCTTGCTCTCTACGATCTTTGGCATAGTAGGCCGTGCTTTCGTAGCCGGGAATATCTTTGAATTTTCTAGCACGATATTGACGAGTATGAATAATCTCGTGTAGCACTGTATCGGCAAATAAGCAACACATACGCTCCCAACGATACAAGCTGGTTTTCATAGTTTCGGCAGTTGTTGGAAATGCCAATTCTACTTCAATAAATCGCTTGTTTCCTGCGCTATCAAGATAGCTGTGATATGCGCCACCAATCCAAACTTCGCCTTTTTTAACGGGTTTATGTCTGTTGCTGGTTATTTTAAGCGGAAGATGAGCTTTAACGTGTTTGCTTATAATGCTAGTAATTTCGCCAAAAGATAACCGTTTGTCTACAATCTCAGATTTGAGTTCGTAGAGCATAGAGTACAACGTAGCACGGTCTAATTGGGACCAGTTAAAAGCCTGACGGGCCATAGTACACTCCTGATATTGTATTTATAGTGTACTATGGATTTCAGTTATCTGCGTACTTTATGGACGTTTTTCAATGACTTTATCAGCCAGCCCGTATTCTACAGCTTCTTTTGCACTCAAAAACGTATCAAATTTCATAGCTTCGAATAGCTGTTCATACGTCTTTCCAGCGGTATTATGCTTAACATACAGCTCAGTTAGACGTTGATTAATACGCTGGCTTTCTTCAAAACTACGTTTAGCATCTTCAAACTGTAGTTCTTGTACATGAACGCTACCACGTGTGCCCGGAGTGCCCGAACTAACACGATGAATCATTGTACGTGCTTCTGGCAAAACATACCGTTTACCTGCGGCACCGGCTTGAGCAAGGAATGACCCCATAGAGCAAGCCTGTCCCATGACGTAGGTAGCAACATCTGGTTTGATGAATTGCATGGTATCGTAAATAGCAAGGCCAGCAGTAACGGAACCCCCAGGGCTATTGATAAAGAAGGTAATGTCTTCATTGCCTTGACTCTCCAAAAAGAGCAACTGAGCAACCAGCAAGCTCGATGTATGCTCGTTAACATCCGTGTCTAACATCACTACACGGTCTTTAAGCAAACGACTATAAATGTCGTAAGCACGTTCGCCTTTCGGCTCACTTTCAATTACCATCGGTACCAAATTTGGCATACTATTCCTTATTGTGTTTCTTTTGCTAATTGTTTGTATCCTGCCCAACTGGGGTGGATCTTATCTGCTTGTAATCGTGTAATCGGTAATACCGTATCGCCGTATTGAGCGGCTATCTTTTTAACAATTTCTTGAATATCAGGTTTGATCGCAGGCAGTATCCAAAATACACGATCGGCCTTTGTTAGTTCGCGAATGGTACGCAATTCACTTTCTGTTTTAACATACTTGTGATCGTTACTACCTAAACTAATAATAACAGTTTTGGCCTGTAAAGGTGTATTCTGAATATTTTTATCTAGCCATTGTTTGCTGTTGATACCGCCCTTAACATACGCAACACATTCTGTGCGTACTTGTGCAGTACCAACACCAATACTATCTCCAACTATTAAGCAATCAATCATTGTTTATCTAATTCTTTAAATGCTTCCGGAGCACGTTGAGCAGCCATTGTTCGTTGCTTTTGTGCATCATTATACTTACGAAGTATATTGGCATCACCTGTTGGCAATACTACTAATACATAAGTTCGATAACGAGTACCTTCTGCAACTACTTTATGTTCCTTAACTTCAACACCAGTTAGGTCAACTGACTTACAACTAGTTTTGATAGCCTGTTCGCTAAGTTCAGTAGATGTTGCTTCTGAATCAGTTCGAAAAACTTTTGTTTGTTGACTAGCAGTACCGCCAGCTAACATACAAATTTTTCCGTATGCAGTGGCTTTTGCTTTTGCATCAGCCATCATCCAGTCGCCGCTTACCGCAGTACCAGTTTCATATACTGCAGAATTACTAAGCGGTAGTTCGAACATCCACTTAGGTGCTTTGTCAATCGATCTCTCAATATAACGTTCTTGACGATCACGTTCCATATTAGCACGTTTTTGGTACGGATCAGATGTTCCACAAGCCGCTAGCATAGCAACAATAGGAATTAGCAATAGAGTTTTTTTCATTATCGTCCACCGATCTTTTCTTTAGTGTAATCAGCGGCTGACGAAATGTCTTTGCCAAGCCCTGAAACTGTTGAACATGCAGCCATATTAGCCGCCAAAATAAGTGTTAGAAAAATCTTCATTTTGCCATCTCCGTCGATTGAGTTTTAATGGTATCCACGCCTTTGTCAAAGATACGAGCAATGCCGGAAAATCCAACAGTAGCTAGTACTAGTCCAAAAACTGTGCCTATAATAAAAGCCTTCATAAATGCCTCTCTGTGTGTTAATCTAGTTTATATTATACAGTCTTGATTACCACTTGTCAACAACTATCCAACCTTGGTTGTCCGTTTGACAAATTACACCGTGGGTAATCCTAAGAACCTTTTTTTGGCGATAATGTTCTTTGAACAATCGGCATTGGGCATTCCGGTGAGTAAAGTAAAAATTCATTTTTGGAACTTCTGGCAACTCAATTTCGGAAACCAAATCCCCAATTTTAACAGGACGGAACTCAGGAACTTTACCTTCACTGCATTTTATAATAGATTCTTGTTTAGTACTTTCGGGCCCGTTATCATTAGATATAATTTGAGTAACTGATTGTACAGCACATCCGGCCCACACGGACCCCGATAATGCTAGCAAGGTAACAGCAAGGATTTTTTTCATTTGTTGCATGAATAAGCATACCACCAAATAGTAGCTTTGAGTCTACTATTATATGCTCGATTCTGTTCAGTTAGTTCATCAGGATCTTGGGCAAAGTTTTTAATCTTTTGGATAGTGCGTAGCTCCTTGAGCTGGCTATCTTTTTTGTCACATGATGGTTCGTAAGCAACTAATTGTTCATAGGTTAGAATGTTAGTAGAAGTAGCATCGCTACACCCTACTAACAAACCTACAAAAACTAGTGCTAGAAACTTCACTTATAACTTTCATCTAAATTTACGTTAGTCAAACCCGCAATAGTCTGGAACTTATCCCATGCTTGCTTTGCGGCAGGATTCTTTTCTAATTCTGCGTTTGGCAAAACTGTTTCTAACCAAATTTCTGGACGTCGACTAGGGTGTGCGCCAAACTTGCGTGGCTGATGTAGTTTGCCAGTTTCCCAAAGTTCAATACTTACACTACGAAATTGATCTTCGTCAGTGTAGCCAGCCCATTCGGGATTGCTATGACTAAAGAATCCTTGGTTGTAGGCATTTTCTGTGCCACCACCGTAGCCAATCCAAATGCCTGACCACTGGTCTGCATCACGAGGATCAAAATCTGTACGGGTGATAATAACTAGCACATCATCAATGTCTACAGTGCCATCAACAATATCACGAACACATCGGCTGTAACTTAGTCCAACTTTCATACAATCACACTTTCAATTTTTGGTGTTTTAAATACATTTTGTCCACAACGCCTAATTGCGTCCGCTAAATCTTGTGGACTATCCTTGGCATATTCATTTAACTCGTCTAAACTAATTGAACTTTCAAACGCCCAGATTTCCGGAAATCTCTGCGGATTAGCTTGTGCCCTTAGTATAGCATGTCTGGGTATAGGGAAGTCAACCGACTCGTCGCCTTTTAACACAGCCCAAAACTTTTTCTTTTCATACTCGGTTATATTAAAAATCCATTCAAACCCTAATGTATCAAAATATGCCATATAAGCATTAAGAGTTGATTTCTTTTTCATTTTAATATCTGCCTTGCTTAACGTTTTGAATTACGGGCCCCTCACTTACCCAACTCTTACCACCAAAGTTGCCTTCATAAATTTTACGATTCCATCTAAGTTCAATTTTAATGCTACGTTCAATTGCAACTGTAAGATATTGGTTAGTTTTAAAACCTAAAATATCTGCCACAAATTTACGTCCGTTATCTTCACAAATAATCTCGCATGTATCACTCACGTATTGTTTCATTTTCTTCACCGATAGTAAGTGTCACCTGCTTGACGCTGTCCCAACGGAAAGAGCGCCATGCTTTTGAATCTAGATCATATACTGGCATAACATCTTCATTAACTTTCTTTTCCTTTTTTGGAGCAGGAAAGTCTATTGGATTGTCAGTGTTAGTATAATGCTTTTCTTCGGTTAAGTCAACTGGAACAAGCTCGGAACTTGTTGTGCATTTCATTACACGTTCAGTTCCGTCTTTTTTAGTAAATGTTACAGTAACAGGCCCAAAAGCCAAATGACTTTTTAGCCATTTTTTAAACAATTTGAAATCTTTTTCATTTAGATCCATTTTGGACACCTTCTAGTTCTTGAACACGTTGACTCAATCGGTCTACTTCTGCTTCAAGTTTTTCAAGGTGTAAGGCAACCTGTTCCATAAACTGGGAAGTATTTGCACCAGTCATTCTGAGCATCTGAGATACGCTCGGTTGTACATTTTCGTTTGTCATTTAAATCTCCAAAATTTTAGTAGGATCCCAGCCAGTTTCTTCGCTGTAACCGTCATTTTCGTAACCACGTGGGTTACATACAACTCTTGTTTCACCAATAACATAATCAAATGGATGGTGTGTGTGCCCATGTGTCCACAGTTTAATCTGCGGATGATCCATAATGAACTCACTCAAGTCACTGTGGTAGCCACCGTTCATCAAAGTATCATTTGCATACATTGGATGCATACTTTGAAAACTTGGAGTATGGTGTCCGACTACTACACACCGCTTGTCCTTATGTTCCTGAACAATATGCTTGATGTAGCCAAGGGTCTTGTCGTGCCTAATAGCAACATCTAATGCACTCATTGGAGCATAGTTCCGTTTGTCGTTGCGGATGATACGGAAGTCGTTCATCATACCTTCGATGGCATGCATTGTAAGCGGATCACGCTTGTTCATATTAGTCCACAATGTTCCGCCAACAAATACAACATCGTCAATAATCTTCATATCCTGTTCTAACAACGTGATGTTAGGGTACTTGGCAACTTCTTCTCGCATGTAATCAATGCCAGCATAGAACTTGCCGTTGTAGAATTCGTGATTGCCCATAATGTAGATAACATGTGGGAACTGAAAACTACAACGCTTGAAGAAATCACGAAAGCGAGCAACCCGTTGCATCTTACGGCTAAGGTCAGCCAACGCACCATTACTGTATGGATTAAAATCAGCGGCATGATGGTCGTGCAGATCCTGGGCAATCATAATGTCGCCACCCAAAATCAATACATCGGCACCTTCGTCATTGTTAATAAAACAATCCGAAAATTCCAAATGTAAATCGCTAACTAGCTTAATCTTCATCTTTGTCTTTCTCAAAAGGCCATTGGCCACCTTCGACTGCCCAACGCTGTGCATCTTCTTTATTATACACACCATTGTTAACTTTGTCAATAAACTCACGCAACACTTGGTTGATAAAATCGTTAAACGTCATGTTCTTTTCGTGTGCCTGCTTAAAAGCAAACATCAACAACTCGTCTGGCAAGTCAATTGGAATTGAGATGTCTGTACTGTAATCTTCTCCAGCACGAATAGCTAATGCTTTTTGGATAAAGTCGTCATCTACTTCCAAATCAACATACTCTACATCGTCCCATGCTTCGTTCAAATTAACACCACGTTCCAACGCCTCTTTTTCATGCTTCTTTTGAAACTTTGGATTAATCATTCGATACGCACGATCGTTAGTGTAGTCGCACATACAGACTTCGTAGACCTTTTGACTCTTAGTACTAAAGGTAATACTAAAACTGTATCCACCATTGCCGTGGACACCATTCCAGCTGTCTAGGGTATAGCTGTACGGCCCGTAACAATTCCAGCCATAATCACTACCTTCGGTAATTTTATAGTCAACCAATTCCATCCATTCTTTTATTGTAATCATTGTAAGTTCCTTTTTGGAGTATCGTCATTAAACGAATCAATTAATTGTTCTTTAACATCGTCGGGGAGATCATTAAAATCTTCTTCATTAAGTTCTCGAGCATGTTCTGCTAGTTCACCGGACGCAACTAGCCGATGAATTTCAGCCATTAGTTCGTCAAGTTCTTCTTGGGTGCCGTCAAAATGATCAAAGCATCCAGGTACAAATTCTACACTCAGAGGTTTGTTTTTATCAGTCATAGTTCTAAACCATCTTTCTTTGCTTGTTCTTCAATACGAGTATTTCTCTCATTTTCGTGCAAATCGCACAGTGTTCTAACCCATCCACCACCACGGCGTTTACCAATACCACCGCACTCTTCGCAGGCAATATCTGCCCATGCTTCAGCCATACGTACCATACCGGCAACATTGTCATCGCCACCTTGATAGTAGAAGCGAAGTCCGCCAAACTTTTCTTTAATCTGTTCTACAACAACTTGCGGGCAAACTTTTTCTTTTTTATTTGCAAACTCAATATGTTGCTGAATGTTAGAACTCAATCTTTCAATAATTGGGTACCAGCCTTTACCTACAGCAAAGCCGCCGTATTTGCCGGCATACATCTTTGGATAGGATTTCTCCATCCGTTTAGCAAACGTTTCATAGTCTATAAATTCTTGATCTTCGTTCATGACATCTCCGGTACTTCTATATAGTGACTAATAATTAGATCTAATGCTTCGATAGCACGAATGTTTCCTGCCACATCTTCTGGATGCAACCAATAGCCGTCCGGATTAGAATCTGTCTTGGGATTCTTTTTCCATTGCTTTAGTTCTTTCTTAAGGTATGCACGATAGTCACGTAAGGTAAGAGCTGTAATACGGTCGGCAGTTTCGCCGTCAATGAATACTTTAGGAACGTGTTTTTCTTTAGTCATACGCTACTCCTGGCATTTTCTTCTTACCTTCCCAGTGATCCCTAGTTACACATATTCCGCGATGTTTAACCTTCATTGGAGTATCTAAGTTGGAAAGTTGTACCTTTACTGCTTCACACTCTTTTTGACTATTAAAAGTTACTATTTCTTTACTCATAAAGTCCCCAGCTGGGCTGTACATTGCAATGATTAAAATCCAAGTATATGTCATACTACCACTCCTCTACGCCTGAGACTTCAATTTCAAAAGAGCCACGGTGACCGTTAATTTCTCTAGCAAAGGTCATAGTTGTAACTGATCCAATACCGCTACTAGAGTCTTGCTCGATCTCAAAAACATCTAAGTCAGGAAACTGATCTAAGATGTCTTTAATTTTTTCAATGTCTTTACGGTTTAGAAACATTACTGTGCTGCCTTTACATAGTTTAACCGAGTTACGGGATTGTTATACTTCCAATGGGCACTATGATCTTTTACTTTGCCTTTTACTAGTACGCAGTTCCCAATTTTTAAATCAGACTTGCTAAACCAAGATACCATTTTGTTATCAATTATAGCAGTAATATTCCACGCATCATAGTTTTTCGAGCGTTTGCTTTCAATAATTTCACAGTCTTTATCGATCACTTCAGTACCAATATTTCCTAAAAATTCTACATCTAATGTGCCTACTCGTTTTTCAATTTGCTTGTTAGCGTAGTCACGTTTGAATACGCTGGGCAAACACGCAATGAATCCAAATTTGTTAAGAGGTACAGATTCACTATTAAGTAGCGAGTTTACTTCTGTTTGAAATTCGTTGTCACCTTGAATTGCCGCAAAGGCAAGACGCCTATAATACTTTTGAATATTTTCCGCAAGTTCTTTATCATCTAAGTTTGTACACAACAAAGCTGGCTTCGGATAGTCTGGTGAGTATTTTGCCTTGTCCTCGCCTAGTACAGCTTCCATAAGCTGTCTGTTTGGATACTTGTAATACATTATTTTGCCGTTGATGATGTCGCCATCGGCATATACTGCTTCGAGCGATTTAACATATTCTTTATTGACCCTCTGGGCCGCGCAGGCTAGTTCCAAAACGGTTTGGAGAGGAAACGACGGTCCTTTGTACGGGGTCGCCTTAGTAGTGTGCTCCAACATCTTAAGTCCAATCTAGCAGTTTGTATACTAGTATTTTACATGAAAACGTTGTCGGTGTCAACCTTTTTTAGACGTACATAGACTTTTTTAATTAGTCGTTTTACAGTTTGACTTGAATTTGGAAAGGTTCCGATGTACATGCCCAAACAAGGACTAACAAACTTACTATGTAATTTCAAACGGCTCAAACTATTTGGATTAGTTAAGTACCGTATGGCTCGTTCTTTACCCAAACTTCGAACAAGTTCTGTTGCTATGCTAATTGAGTATGCATCGATTTCGTCTGGGTCACTGAGGTACTCTTCGATGTCAGTTCCGCGAATAAAACTAAATTGGAACTTGCGGGTGCGGTGTTGGCGTTGATGGCGTAACTCATGTACAACTGTGTCAAATATTTGAGTTAATAATAATGTAGCATGAATTGGATACCACGCTTCACTAAGATTAAAATTGTGGGTTACAATCAACTCAATTGGGCAATCGCCCTCTTTGTCGTCCTCTGGGTCGTAATATCCGTTAACGTAAAAAACTTCCTCTACTAGAGTTTTATCTCTAGTTGTACGAACCTTTAAAGCAACATCGCTATGTTTAAATTCTCTACGTATTAAAGTTAGCAACTTACGGAAACTGACGCCATCCTTAGTTTGATGCCTTACTTTGACACAAACTTTACAAACAGTTTCCATTATAGTGTTCATACTTACAATCTATAGGTTACTCTGCCCTTAGTCAAGTCGTACGGGCTAACTTCTATTCTTACATTATCCCCAAGAATAATTCTAATCTTATGTTGCTTTAATTTCCCGCCCATATAACATAAAATAGGGTTTGCTGCCTGTTCAATCCTAACTCTAAACATATTGCCCGGCAGCACTTCTTCAACCTGCCCAGTTAGTTCGATAATATCGTCTTTAGCCATTTACTTTGGACAGCACCATAGCACCGTCTTGTACTTTAATATTAATAGTATCGCCTTCTACCCAGCCTTGTGATTCACAAATTTCAGGAGGAATCTTAAACATAACATTATCCGGATCTCCCGGAATGTCCTCAAATAGTTCTTCAGCAGTATATGTTGTTTTTGTCATAATGTATTTACTTTAGATGTCGTCATTATTATAAGGTACTGGACGCCAGCCTAACCGATTTAAATCTAATTCAATCTCTTCTGTAACAACACCTTCTGGAACATAGTTACGACCATCAGTAATGTCGGGTACAGTACCGTCTAATCCGTTGCCCAATTCTTCATTACCAATACCGCTACAGTACCAATCAATGTAGTCACCTTCTTCACGCATATCAGCTATTATACCTCCGGCATGACGCCAACTGCATGACCAAGTTTCACCTTTTAATTCTTGCCAAAATTCTCTGCTTTGCCAATCCATATTACACATGGCAGCATATAAGTTTTGAGCATAGTTGTCAGACTCTTTAACTTTATCACAAAGTTCTTTTGAACTACGTAAGTCATATTCCATGTTGTTTTTTTGCCACTTAGGATCTACAAGATTGGCTTCGTCTTGTTCTTTAGCTGTCTTCCAGAAGTTAAGATAAAACTCTGGAACTTCCTTCCCTTCTTCCTCTGCACGTTTTTTTGCGTTGTCGACTTGGAAGGTGTGCCTCTCTGGGCTACTGTTTACTTTTTTCATTAATGATAATTGCCCTGTATGCAGTGTAGCATTTCGTGGCCTAGATTATGCATAGTTGTTTTGTGTGGAACAATAATAGTACACGAATGTACACCTTGGTTGTTATCCCAAAAACTGCATCCTTGAACATTGTAACCGAAACCACCGTTGCCGCGGCGAACACTTTCCGCTTCACATGCTTTAGTAACATCGGCTACTGGACGAATTGTAACAGTTGTTTTATTGGTAAAGTTTTTACTGTTGTCAAAGACAAACTCTGGCTTACGCCATTCCTGTGCAAATGCACTTGATGTTATTAGTAGACCAACTAACAGTACTCGTTTCATACAATGCCTTTCTATGTGCCTAAAATGGTGTAGACGGTAGGATTCGAACCTACAAAGCCGCTCTAAGAGCTGGGCCAGTTCCCTCCGTTGCTGATTGGGGGTATCAGCATTGGAGGAGGTATACCAAGTTCCACTCACGTCTACCATTGTATTATATACTTATTTGTAAATACTGTCAATGAGCTTTTCAACCATTCCTTTCCAAAATATTGTACGTTTTGGGCAACGCACTATGTTAGCCAAACCGTTATTTTCTACCAGTTGGATATTGGGTAGATTCTGTAATTATAATTGTAGCTATTGTTGGCCCTATGCCCGTAGCGACAAATTAGATCACCAACCGCTTGAAGTATATAAATCTACTGTAGACGAGATTAAGCGTCAAGCACGAGCCAATGGGTTTAACCAGTTCCATTGGTCGTTCAGCGGCGGTGAGCCGACTGCATATAAACACTTATTAGAGTTAACCAAACATTTAGATGACGGCATATTAACTCCGTATCAAAGTGTACACATGACTACTAATTTGTCACCTAGTTTAAAATGGTGGAGCAACTGGTGTAAGAATACAGAACTACTACAGCGTAGAAGTATCACAGCTAGTTTTCATGATGAATTTGCTCGAGAACAAGAATTTAGCGACAAGTGTTTACAACTCATGTACGATCAGGTACATGTAACAATTAACCAAGTTATGGTACCAGAAAAATTCTATGAGCTATATGAGCGATTAGAAAGATTTAACAAAAAAGGAATCAATGTTACACTCAAACCTCAAAGTGATGTTAATGCCAGTAGTATTGTCGAAGGATATACCGATGACATGGTTAGACTCATGCAAACGGGATTCCCCCAACAAGACGCCGGCGAAGAAATCTATCAGATTGTTCTTTATGATCAAAACAACCAAGAATACTTATTTGACCAAGCTGAGCGATTTAATGCCTTTGGATTCAACAAATTTACCAACTGGTCTTGTAATAGTGGATATCAAAGTGTTATAATAAGAGGCAACGAAGTTAAACGCAGTTATAGCTGCCACGATATTCCGTTAGGAACTTTGGACAGTTTTGAATTATTTAAGGCTCCCCAACTCTGCATTACTCCTAGTTGTGTAAGTTCAGCTGATAGTAAAATACCAAAATGCAAATAACTAGTGTACATAATAACTGGAAAGACGATGTTTTAAATATTAATTTAAGCCTCGGGAATATCTGCAATTATAAGTGTTGGTATTGTTTTCCAGGAAGTAATGAAGGAAATTACAAATGGCCAGACTTAGATTTGTTAAAAACAAATATATCTCATTTAATTAATCATTACCTAGAAAACAGCAATAAGAAAGAATTTTATATACAGTTTGTAGGCGGAGAACCTACTCATTGGCCAAAGCTATTTGAGTTTATTACGTTCCTTAAAGACAACTTTAATTGTTTAATTTCGATGACTAGCAACGGTTCAAAAAAACTTGATTGGTGGCAACAGGTAGCTCCATATTTTGATAGGATACAAATCAGTTGTCATCAACACTATGTTGATCGTGAGCATCTCCGAGAAGTGTGTGATGTGCTTTATGAGAATGATGTAACAGTTAGCGTGTCGGTGATGATGGATACTAATTGTTGGGACGAGTGTGTGTCGACTGTAGAGTATTTAAAAAATAGTCGACACAGATGGACTATTCGATATGTTGAGCTAATTCATGACAATATACAGTACTCTGAAGAACAACAAAATGTTATAAAGAATCACCGAGCTAGGGGAGTAAATTGGTTATGGTTTTGGAGACATAACAAATACTACATTAGTAAAATAAAAGTTACTGATTCTAAAAATAAAACTCATAAATTTAAAGATAACGAAGTACTACTAAAACGATTAAATAATTTTCACGGATGGGAATGTAGTGTAGGAGTAAACTGGATACACGTAGGCATGGATGGCACAATATCCGGGACCTGTGGACAATTACTCTACGGCAATCTACAAAACTTTAATTTGTACAGTAAAGATTTTACAAACACCTTTTCTCCAACAATTATTCCTGCAATTTGTACAAAAACATCTTGCGTATGCAGTATCGAAACTAACATGCCCAAGAGGCAACTATTGTCAACTACTAGGATTATTCCAATCTATGCAAATTGATACAGATCACTTACATTACTGGATGCAAGCTATCCGCCAAAGTCCAGACCCTATACGTACAATGGATGCTTTTTGGAGCGGGCAAATTAAAAGTAAAGAGTGGCTTATTAGCGCACTTGAGTTTACTATAGTTAATCCAGTTAGCATTGATATACACGGCGGCTGGGTTGGTACATTGGCAAGCATGTTATTTCAAAGTAATGTGCCCGTTACCACAATTCGTAGCGTTGATATTGATCCTATGTGCGAACCTATTGCTTCCATGATGAATAAAGGCGAAGAGATAGCAGGGAAGTTTCGTGCTATTACCGCAGACATGTGTGCAATTCGAAGCGATGCAGATGTTGTTATTAATACAAGCTGTGAACATATCACACAAGATCAATATGACTTATGGTTAAGTGGAATGCCCTATAACAGTCTATTAGTATTACAAAGTAATAACTATAACATTCCGGAACACATTCGTACTGCTAGTAATCTAGAAGAGTTTAAAACTCAATGTGGTATCAATGTAATATGGGCAGGCGAATTAGAATTACCGTTGTACAAACGTTTTATGATTATAGGAAATCAATGATCTGGATATTTGGCGACAGTTTTGCTGCAAGCAAACATATAGAGTCATGGGTTGGCTTACTTAACATCCCTGTAAACAATTTTTCTAGTAATGGTTCTAGTGAATATAGAATTTTAAAAAATTACTACGCACAACAGCATAACATTGCTATAACTGATATTGTATTATTTGTACACACATCTAGAAGTAGGATTTTTTTAAGAGATGACAAATCTATATCTAGTAGACTGTTAGGGACTCATCCTAACTGTGATATTATTATCAACGATGTATTTGAAAAGAAAGAAAAAGAATATATTAAAATTTTAGAGTCTATATGGGACGATGAATATTTTAATGATGTATTTGATTTAATAGTTGATAAACTGCAAGCAGTTCCAAATAGCATACACATAACATTCTTTGAAACAACACGAAGTGATATTGTACAATTAAATCATGTTTGGACTGCAAATCCTGGAAATATTAACCACATGGATATAACTGGCAATCTATGTGTAGCAGACATTATTTGTAAGCTACTTCCTTAAAAAGTAGAATCAAATCCTCTGCTATTTTTTCTAACGGTTCCTTCAAACCAAAAATCAACATTGAGAGCATATCGTTCTGCATCACTTTTATTTGGCTGTGTTTCATGTAGTAAGTGACTAGGGAAAAAAACAATCATGTTGTCCTTGGGACTAACTGAATATAACTTAGTGTTGACTGGTGTTTGTGTATGATAATCAAGATCAATCATTGACGGAAATAAATTAAGATAATTTGGATCTTTTCTAAAAATTAAATCTCCGCAGCTTTCGTTGGCTTGCAAATATACCGTTGCTGTAAACAAGCTAGTAGTATGAGTGTGTGCAGGATTGAATTCGTTTTTATAATGCCTGGTTAACCAGCTGTGTCTAATTTTTAAATTAATAGACGAATCAGCACAAATAACTTCTCTCCAGTATGTTTCAGCGGCCAACATAATTTGTTGTTTTAGTTCAGCAAACTCTGTGTGCTGATCAAGCACTTGTCTATCTTTTGAAATAGACAAAAAATAATTGTCTTTACTATGCCATGGGACATACTCAAGGCGTTTAGCAAATGCAATTACATCATCTGATATTGGGCTAATAAAGCTAGTAGAAATTGGAACAGGAAATAGGTATGCAGTATCCATGGCAGTATTTATGAACTACCAGTATTGCGCTAAAAATATCCGGTTGTGATTAAATATTAGCCACATGTTTAAATTCAATCAACTAAAAAGCATTCATTTAGAAATAACCAATCGTTGCCAGGCTCGATGCCCAATGTGTAGCAGAAACATACACGGCGGTGTAGATAATCCAAACTTAGTAATAGCCGATTGGACTTTAGATCAATTTAAAGAAATTATAACATTAGAAGTTGCTACACAGATTGATCACATTTATTTCTGCGGTAATTTTGGTGATCCTATAATTAATTCAGATCTAATTTCGATGTGTCAGCACCTAACAGATCTAAATCCAAAACTCCGAGTTCGTATACACACCAACGGCGGTGCAAGAAGTACTGAATGGTGGGCTAGTTTAGCTAAAGCATTGCCATTAGATCATGTTGTTATTTTTGGTATTGACGGCCTTGAGGATACACATCATCTGTATCGTATCGGAACTAAGTTTGAAACTGTAATTAAAAACGCACAGGCGTTTATGCAAGCAGGTGGCAAAGCTGAGTGGGTGTTTATTAAGTTTAAGCATAACGAACATCAAGCAGAAGCCGCAGAACAAATGGCTAAAGACTTAGGGTTTAGTCAGTTTACTATGAAGAATTCTAATAGGTTTGTTGGCGGCCCAGAATTTGACGTGAGAGACTTGAACGGAAATGTAATTTATAAATTGCAACCTCCAACAGATAATGTAGTAACCTTTATTGACCGTAAGGTAGTTGACAAGTTAGATGATTGGGTTAACACATCAACAATTAACTGCAAGGCAGAACTTGAAAAGGAGATTTATATAGATGCACATAGGCAAGTATATCCTTGTTGTTTCCTTGCATCTGCTCCGTACTATCATGTAGACAGCAATAGCATAGTGTTGCCGGTAAAGCAACGGATAGTTAACGAACATGTTAATTTAATGACTACGCTAGGGTCAACTGTTGTATCAAATACTATATCAATCCAAGAAATTTTAGATTCTAACCAATGGCAAACTGTATGGGAAGATTCTTGGGAAAATAAAAAATTATTAACTTGTGCAAGGATTTGCGGAACTAGCGAAAAGAAATTGTTTTCTAAACCGTCAGATCAATTTGTAAAAAGGATCAATTTAAATGAATAAAGTATTTTGGATCCAACCTGAGGATACACAACTAGGAGTATGGCAACGAAAAGTTGAAGCTACTTCTGGTTCTAATACTTTTTGCGTTTTGCCATGGATACACTTTGCCACACGCCCTAACGGGGATATGAGATTATGTTGCGGTAGCAATAGCAGCGGCGCAGGCGACGATCACGAAATTGGATTAGTTAAAAACGAAACAGGAAAACCTGCAAACTTTGGAAGAGAAACTCCATTAAGTGCTTGGAACAACGAATACATGCGGTCAGTTAGGACCACTATGCTAGACGGTAAGATACCGGCAAGTTGCACTAAATGTTTTGATGAAGAATCAAAAGGCGTTGCAAGCAAACGTATGTGGGAAACAGGTACCTGGATTCAAGAAGGAATCGATATAACAGAACTAGTAGCCCAAACTCAAGAAGATGGTACGATACCAGAAAAGCTAGTATATCTTGATCTACGTTTAGGGCATACGTGCAATCTTAAATGTGTCATGTGTAGCCCGCACGATAGTAGTCAGTGGGTTGCGGATCATAAAAAGATTTATCCATTATTTCAAGCTAAAGAACTTAAAGAACAAATGGCTTGGGATAGAAAAAGTTTTAATAATAAATGGCACGAAAATCCAGACTTCTGGAAAGAGATGTATGCACAAATTCCTAACCTGAAGCAAGTATACTTCGCAGGCGGTGAGCCATTAATGATCCGAGAGCACAAGTGGTTCTTAGAAGAAATCATTCGTCAAGGTTACGCTGACAAAATTCTTATTCGATACAACACTAATGGTCTACTAATTACAGATGATATAATTGATTTGTGGAAACAGTTTAAGAAAGTTAAAGTAGGGTTTAGTATTGATGATGTAGCGGATCGTAATTATTACATAAGATATCCCAGTGACTGGAATACCATTGTGCAAAATTTGCACAAACTTGATAATACACCCGACAACATACACGTTAGTATTGCAACAGCTATACAAATATTGAATGTTAAAACAATTACAGAGCTTGCTAAATGGAAAATTACACAAAATTTTAAGAAGGTAAATATGAGCAATGTAACAGGTGGCATAGAAGCCGGTGGCGGTATCATTAACATGCACCTTGTGTATATCCCAACGTTCTTAAGTATAAAATGTTTACCCAAGTTAGAAAAAGAAAATGTTAGAAAAATATTTGCAGAATTTGCAAATTGGCTTTATACACATTACAGACAAGATGACGACTTTTGGAAAACAAACCCTTACGGTTGGCAACGATGGCAAGCAGTGCTTGATTTTATGGATAGTGAAGATCATACACACGAGCTTCCGGCATTAAGTGAGTATCTCACTCATCTTGACTCAATAAGAAATACAGACTTTAAAAAAACTTTCCCATCTCTTGAATGGTTAATAAATGAAAAAATTAATAAAAATTGAAAATAACATTGATCCAAAAATGTTTAGGGTAGAATGGGCTATGGGTAATGTATGTAATTACAAGTGCCACTATTGTTTCCCTGAAGCTAATGCAGGTACGATCCCTTGGCCAGCGGGAGAGGATCTCGAGTTATTAAAGAAAAACTTTTCTCATATCTTTGACTATTATTATAGTTGTGGTCGAGACACTATACAATTTTATTTGTTAGGAGGGGAAACTACACTATGGAAACATTTGCCAGAGTTTGTTTCTTATTTTAAAAACAAGTATAAAGATAAAATGATTTTTAATATGGCTACTAACGGTTATCGAAAGGTACATTGGTGGGAGGAAAACGCCAAGTACTTTGACCATATTGAAATTTCAGTACATAACGAATTCTGTGATCCTGATCATATAATTGAAGTCGCAGATTATTTGTTTTCTACAGAAAACATGGTAGTTGCTAATGTACTAATGGACCCAAAAGCATTTGATAAGTCTAAGGCTATTGTAGATAAATTTCTAGCAGAAAGTAAACACGACTGGCCTATTATTGTTAAAGCAGTACACGACGGAGGTGTATTCACGTATCCAGATGACCAAGCAGAATACTTTCATAATGCTAGAAAAAGACTTCCAAGCATGGATAAAATAGAAAAGTTTTACAAAGGTAAAATGGAAGAAAGCAAGATTTGGACAACGTTTGAGGACGGTGAAGTATTCGAAGTGCCTACCGAACGATGGTTTGGACTAAACGGATTAAATCGTTTTACTGGGTGGGAATGTAATATTGGTGTGGACCTTATTAAAGTAAACTCTAATGGGACTATATCAGGTAACTGTACTCAAAAATTATACGGTCTAAACTACATGTTTAGCATACACGACGAGGATTTTGTAGAGAAGTTTTCTCCTGAGATTAAGCCTGTCATATGTAGACAACTAATTTGTGCATGCGGCGGCGAAGCTAGATTAAAAAAACATAAGATAATCCGAGACCAATGAAAAAAATTATAAAAATTGAAAATAATTTTGATAATGATATTTTACGGATTGAATGGTTAGTTGGAAATCTATGCAACAGAAAATGTTGGTATTGTTTTCCTGGTGCTAATACAGGTGATCAATCTTTCCCTAGCGATGTTGAATTATTAAAAAAGAACTTTTCTGCACTATTCAAGCAATACGAGCTTATTGGACGTAACAAGTTTGATTTATTGTTTACTGGCGGTGAACCTACATTGTGGAAAGAATTGCCTCAGGTGATAAACTACTTAAAAGATAATCATAATATCTTTATTAGGACACTTACTAATGGATATCGTAAACTAAGTTGGTGGGAGAAAAATAAAGATATTTTTGATCAAGTAGAAATATCAGTGCATAATGAAGAACTAGATATCAATCATATAATCAATGTTTGTGATTACTTATTTGAATCAAAAAAGATGGTAGTTGCTAATGTGCTAATGGATCCTAAGAATTTTGAAAAATGCATTCAAATTGTAGAAAGTCTTAAACAAAGTAAGTATCCGTGGCCAATAATTGCTAAAACTGTTTTCTTTGACGGCATTCCTGATTATACCGCAGAACAAAAAGAATATTTTACTAACATACGACATCGTGTACCTAGTAAAGAAATATTGCAAGAAATTTATAGTGCTACGGCTAAGGGTACACAATATCAAGCTGTTTATAATAATGGTGAAACATTTAAGTTGCCCCACGACAGATGGATTGCATTAGAAGGACTAAATCATTTTTACGGTTGGGAATGTAACTTAGGGGTTGAGTCTATGCAGATTACTCTTGACGGTCGACTAACTGGGAACTGTATGCAACCGCTATACGAAGATGAAAATTTTTATAGCATTTTAGATAACGATTTTGAAGAGAAGTTTAAGCCTAATATAAAGCCAGTAAAGTGTAAGCAATTAACTTGCACTTGTACTACAGACATTCATTTAACAAAAACGAAATCTGTTTAGATATTGTCTATAACAACAGAGTTCCAAATTTTGCTAAAGTCTAATGCATCTTTAGCTTTTGGAATACACATACCACAACCACATCTTTGATTTGGACAAACAATATTAGTTGGCTGTTCCATTCTTTTAGTTAACTCTTCTAACATAATTTCTGGACTTTCTATATTACCAAGTGCGCCACGTTTTTTGTCATGCAGTGCTTTGCAAGTTTGATGGTGGTACACTAGGCCTGTATGCTGATCGATATGCAAGAAATACCAATCAACCATACAATTCCAATCTTTAAATTTAGTATCAACAACTTTTATTTCCTGCCAGGTGTTATTAACTTTGCCAACTAAACACCTACCTCCACAACAGCTTCTCCCTAAGTCAGTACCTAATTTTGTTTGTAAGTTATTGTTGTTAATTCCTAGCTCTTTAAAATACCATTCCTGTTGTTCTAATGAATATTCGTGGGTAGTTCTTCTGTTTGATCCATCGGTATCTATAAACCACCCTTGTCTTTCAATATTGCCGTCACCTATAGGGCGAATTTTAACAACAACGTTATTTTCTTTTAGCAAGTTATATACTTCTATACACTCATCCCAAAAATCTACGTGCATCATTAGATTCACTTGGAGCCATATATTAGATTGACTAAGAGCTAGTATGTTATGTATTACTTGTTTTTTTAAGTTAGGATGACCCTCTGGATGGTAGCTTACTGTTACTCCTGAAAACCTTGAGAGTATTTTATCGTTATACTTACTATTCCATGCACCATTTGTTGTTAAACTTAAATTAAATTGTCGACTATCGCTTTTTATTATATCAGCAAGATCCCAGAATACAGGGTTTAACGTAGGTTCGCCACCTGTAAAATTTATGTTTGTATGTGTTGTTTCTTTTTTATGTGAATCATATATTGCTGTCCACTTTTTAATAAAATCAAAAGTTTTTAAATAACTATCTAGGCTATGGTGTGGGCTTATAAGGTCGTGCCTAGTAGCTTCGCAATATGTACAATCGTAGTTACATCTTCTGCCAGTTTCCCAAGTTACCATCATTGGTTCGGGAGAAATTTGATTTATTGCAGTAGTTGTTATCATTATTTTACTTTTGTTACAGGAATGTCTGCTGCGCAGGTACAGAAATTACGGTCACAAGTTACGGGTTGGCTAGGTGCAACGAAGCTAGCTTCATATATGTTGCCTAGACTACCACCGACTCTACAAGTCGCTCTGTGTACTTCTCCGTCCCAATTTATCATTAGGCTTTCTATACCTGCGTTGCAAGTCCAACCTTTATATTTGTTTAAGTGTAATTTAATAACATCGTTAGCATGTATTATTTGTTCGCCGTCGATTACACAATTACCTTCTACTGTAGCTTCTTGTTCTTTAAGCCAATTTAAATCGTTTGCGTTATAACGCATATCGTCGAACAAATCATGGTCGCCTTCTGTCCAACGTATACGACGGACTGTATTAGGTATATGGGCCAATAAACATCTAGCACGTAATTGTAACACAGCAGGCATATGATCGTGATGTGCCATAATCTGCGCTATAACTTTCTTGTTAGATGAATCAATAATACTTTCTACAGTATTAAACACACGCTTCCAATCAAACTCTAAGTGTATGCTGAAAACAATTTGATCTGCTTCTAATGCTGAATAAAATTCGTAGGGTAATGTGCCGTTGGTCGTTACACTAATCCATGTAACACCAACGTGTTTACAATATTTGATTAACTCTAAAAATTTAGGATGTACACATGGTTCGCCACCTGTGAAGCTAAGACGTATAGGTTTACCCAATGTCATTAGTTTGTCTACAGTTGTTTTGAGAATTTCTATGTCAGTGTGCGGGCTAAAGTTATCGTGTATGCTAGCAGGACAATAACTACAGTCGTAGTTACAGCGTTTGCCAAGATTCCATTCGACTTTAATGCTATTTTGATGCGGCCAACGACTAGTTACTTTAATCATAGCATTGACACTGCATAATCCGAAACTGCTTGATGGTATAGCGGGCCGTAGTGACCGCCTAGCTTTGCTGACCAGTCGCGAGCCTTATGGGTGTTAAAATATTCTAACGAGTGTGTTTGGACAGATCCCCATTGGACTTCAATTTTCTTAACATCCTTAGCTTCACCACCAGTCCAGGGAAAATAAAACTGTACTAATTTAATTCCGTTAGCTGTACATAATTGCTCGATTGATTTTTTTCTATAAGCAAACTCTGTGTACACATGTTGTTCGTACTTAGATGTTAGTACTGATATATCATCTAGATCTTTAAATTTATTATCCATATGGCTCAGTTGCGGAATCCAAAAATATACTTCGTTATCAATAAACCATGTTTTTCTATAAAGGTTGGGCCAAGCAATTAAAATAAATTTTGGTTTCTTTTGGAAAGTTTCTAATGAGTTAACAATATTAGAAAATATAAAATCTGTTGAGCAGCCGGGAATTCCTAAATTAATGCCATTAACTCCGGTGTGTTTTGATAGCACACTTGTAAAGATTAACTCGTTAGATAAACCAACACCGAATACATTACTATCGCCTAACGATAAAAAATAGTTATCTACATCGATATCGTTAATTGCCAAAGTCCTATATCCAAAACTGTTAGTTTGGTATGTAATTTCTTTGTCTCTCCATATCCAACCATCAGGCATTGTTTTGAGGTTTTGTTTAAAAGTTTCCTCATCGTCCATCGAAACAAATTTGGAATTTAAATTTTGATATTTAGAAACACTAATCAACACTTGAATTAAACTCCATTAGTTCTGGCATAACATTAAACAAACTCTGTCCTCTAGACTTATCTAATTGTAAGTTAAATTCTATAAAGTCTTTTAATAGGTGACTCTGATCCTTGCTATTCATATAGTTAATATTATCTTGTATTTGTTGTAGTGTAATTTGTTTTAATATAGGATGTTTTTTTACGTTTTCAAAATCTGGAACACGTAATTTAATTTCTTCTAATCTTTTAATTGCAAGATCTTTAAGTTCTCGTGGTAATACTTGGGCCGATAAGCAATTAGGATAACTTACTCGATGGCTATAAAATACAATACCTAACTTATTAATAAAGTAATCAATGCACTCTGCGGCTTGTAAAATGTTACCAGCCTGCGCTGTAAATGCACCCACTACTCTGCTGACGTTAGGAATTCCCTGTATTTCCTTAATGTTCTTTTCAACAACATTAAAATCGCTATTCCCGCGAATGTAATTGTAAACATCGTGAATGCCGTCCAAGCTAACGTTAACGGCAATACTTCTAAAATGTGGCCAATAGTCATGTATGGTTCTTCCTTTGCTAATTCCTAGCGTTGTGCCATTTGTGGCGTATTTTAATTCAATATTAGCACCGTAAGGTTTTAACATGTCTAAAATTTTATAATGTTGAGGATCCATTAGAGGCTCACCGCCTGCAAATTCTACTCGTCTAAAATGAGGTAAAAGTTTTTCAAAGCTATCCCACCAATTATCAGTGTCGTCAAATTCTCCAATATACTTGCCAGGTTTATCTACTAAGCCTTCGATAGTAGGAACTAGAAAGTTATTTTCTTTCTTGTAAAACGGGATCACTTTGTTCCAGTCTGTCCAGTTAGTGCTATCTAACGGATTACACATTCGGCATTTTAAATTACACAAGTTATTAAGTTTGATTTCCATAGTAGGAAACTCAAATGGCATAATTTCTTGTAACGGAGTATTTGGATATAGATTAATACGTGCTTCTGGAATGACACCATTAATGTGTCGCTGACGTAAACTTTCTACACCTTGATCCTCTAAGTCAAAACAAGGTTTACAAACTTCCGGCCTCTCACCACACAATACTTGTTTACGTACTTGACGAATAACAGGGCCGTTCCATAAATTTTCTAATGTATCATCTTGTATAAATCCAATAGGCGCACTACGGCAACAGACTTTAACTGCCCCGTCTTCACGTGTTGCCAAACCCGTAAAAGGGTGCATACAAAATGTCTTAGATTGTGTCATGAAATATTTAGTGTATAATAGTAGCACATAAATATTTCATGTTCAATATAACTGGCTATAAAATAACTAAATTACAACTAGATGAAGCACAGTTGGCTATTCCTAATATTGAGTTTAGGTTGCCAATTAATAAACCAACAGGTAATTTTTTTTATGATCCTTGGATTATTAAGGATGAGTTTAAAAATACAATTTGGGAAGATATATTAAACACTATTCCTAAAGATAAGGGCGAAGCTAGAATAATTAAACTAGATCCTGGAACATGCTATCGTAGTCATGCAGACATCGATGATAGGTGGCACCTTTCTTTAAAAGGCGAAAAATCATTCATTGTCGACCTTGAAAATGAAAACATGCAACCTACTAAACAAGATACAATTTGGCACATGATTGATACTAGTATAAGGCATAGTGCTGTAAATTTTGGACATGTGCCTAGATTGCAGTTAGTAGTTAGACAGTTGTTAACTAGGAATACACTAATATATCCTAAACAAATATCAATCACTTTAAAAAATATTGTTGACGACAGGCGATTTATATTTGACGATCTAGTAAGTCCGTGGTTAAACAAAATGAACAAGGCTGGTCGTATAACTGATTTTCAATACGAAGAACTCGAAGTTAAGTTGACTATTGAAGAGAGCGAGATTGAGAATTTAAAGTCTTTAATTAACAGCCACTTTAACGTAACAATATTATGAATATTAACGACTGGAATCCTTATTATAAAATAGATCCTGTAGAAAACAGGCTAGTAAGATCTAATATGTTATACACACCTTTGATTAATCCAGAAGGTAATGTATTTTGTATGAATTGGGACAACACACATTCTTATCAACTTAAACATGGCCCTCGTCCAGATTTTACACAGGACTTAATAGATTTTTTCTTTGAACGTGAAGTTACTCATTTAAAATTCTTTAAAAATAGATACAAATGGGCACCCGAAGTTATTGATATCGACGAACAAAATAAAATGATATTTTTTAAATGGTACGGCGAAACATGTAACAATATTGTGTATTCAACCAGAAGCCTAGATCAAGAATGTCCTAGCTGGCAACAGCAATTATATTCTATAATAGATGATATCTTTAATATGGGATACTATAAAGTAAGTTTGTATCCACACTGTTTTTATCTAGACACTAATAATCAGTTGCATACGTTTGACTTTTATGGATGTATGAAGCGGAGTAATCCTTTTATAGAATACAATAAGATTAAAGGAATGGTAGGACCTAACTCAAAAGAAAGATTTGACGAAGCAATAACAGGCGATACTGTTAATGTTGAAATATTATTTAAGCGTTCTTTAGAAAATTATATTAAATGGCCACATTCTGCATTAAACAAAATATACAATAGACTATACTCTAATTAATATATTTCTTGATCCCAGTCGCCGTTATCCTGTCCGGCATTTAATGTACCAGTAGGCCAGTAATCTATAATTAATGCAAACCGTTCTTCGTCAGTTTCGCTTTCACTTACATGATGCTCAATATGTGCTGGAAACACAACTAGCATGTTATCCTTAGGTGTAATAGACCATTCTCTTTTATTAAATGCTGTACTTGTATGATATTTCATTTCCATAACATTAGGAAATAAATTACAGTAATTAAGGTCTTTTCTAAATTTTAATAGCCCACTATTTTTAGGCGCTTTAATATAAAATATTGCTGATAGCAATGTATTCGGATCTTGATGCCACGGATGAAAATCATCCTTTCCATGTTTAGTTATCCAGCTGTGCAGTGTTTTTAATCCTAAGTGGGATTGTACGCATAATACATTATGCCAATAATTGTTAACTGCTGTTTCTATATTTCGTTTAATGTTAGCCAGTTCTGGCACACTATCGATTACATAAGTATTTTTTGTTAAGTGTAGGCGCTTAGTAGGCCGAAGATGCCGAATATATTCCATATTTTTAATATACTCAAATTCTTCATCTGTTACTGGGGATAATTCAGCAGTCCATATCGGAACTGCAAATACTTCGTGTAGGTGTTCATTTGTCATGAAAATATTTAACCTTACTAGCATTACCTATAAATATTTCATAATGACTGATACTGCTAAACTTATTACTAATTGTTCTGATAAGATCGATTGGGCACAAATTATTGAAACTATTAAGGATAAGCCTGGCAAAGAATTAGTACCTGTTAGATCACAATGGGACGACCGTAATCCAGGGTATGGAGAATTATTTGGGCTATGGGAAAAATCTAATGTATCGTTGGCATCGGCACGTTGGATAAATTATTATCCGGGCATAGACTATGATAAATCGACTATTGGTATTTTTGAAGACTTGTTAAAAGTTAACCATATTCGTTCTTGGATTAGTAGGATAGATCCGGGCTACTGTACTCCGTGGCATTGGGATACTGACGATAAAGAACAAGAGTATCTTAAGCTAGGTAATCTTCGTAGATTCTCTTGTCATATAGGAGAGCCTGATTTTGGTCATGTATTTCTTATCGGAAAAGAATCTCATTATTTTCAAGAGCAAGGAAACTTACATGAATGGAGTAGCCACCGTGCGTGGCACGCCGGGTTTAACTGCGGGCTTACTCCTAAGTTTTTGTTTAACCTACTGGCTTACGATTAAGGTTTTTCTGGATCAACATAGAATTGTTTTTTAATATGTTTGTCGCCCGTTTCATATGTAGTAAATTGAAATGTTAATCTAGGATTCATACTAAGATTAGTTACCCCGTGCATTAAGTCAGCATGGTCAAATGAATACAAATCTCCTGCTTTATAGTTTTTCATCATTTGTCCACCTTCGTAAACAAATACATGACCTGGCTGGTAATCCATCATAGCCATCCAATATCTAGTGGCAGTTTTTTGTATTTTGGTATGCGGGTCATAGTGCATACAGGCAACACTTCCGGGAAGGAACTTAATAAACCACCAAGTCCACTCTTTGTCACCTAACTCAATAGGCGGAGCAATATTAAAATCTTTAATATCGTCAGTAAGACTCATGTACATATTAGAGTAGAAATTTAGTTTGTCATATCCAGCATTACAAAAATCTTTATACCATGCTTCGTGCGCAGGATGCCCGACCCAATTCTTTGGTTGATTTAGTAGAGTAGGATCTCCAGGAGTTGATAGTATCCTATCAATAAGAACAGGATTAATCCATTCTTTATAATTGCCAATATATTTCATGATTGTTTATTGTAAAAACTCATTTGTAAAGAAATCCTAGGATTCATGCTAATGTTTGCGGCACCGTGTAAGCACATGGCATCAGGCCACATAAATAAATCTCCTACTTTATAATCTGTGAGTAATTGATCATCGTAAGTGAAGATATGACCATCTTCGTAATCTGTTAACATCATAGTATATCTTATACAATCTGTAGTACCAATAATATGCGGATCAAAGTGCATAGGTTGCATATCTCCGGGCAAATATTTGACTATCCACCAATGAGAGTATTCACACCAAAAAGGACATATAGGCATTACGTTTAGATTAAAATCTAGAGATTTAATATTCTCCCAATTTTGAAATTGTTTAATACATTCCGTCTGCATAGTATACTGATGGAATTTATAATTTAATTCGGGATAGCCTGCTTGTTCTAATGCAACTCTAGCACGATCGATATCTTCTTGTCCCTTCCATTTGTCCGGTTGATATACAGGTGTGACATCCCCATCGTTAGCTAATATATTTTTTATCAAGCCCTCGGGGATCCAGTGTTTATAATTACCTTGAAAGTGCATCTTTCTTTTCTCTTAATAATTTCATTAACGGATTAAAATAATCGCGAATTACTTGTTCTTTAACTAACAACATGTTTCCCGGAACTCGGGGAATTGTTTTGTACTCGTCCCAATCTAACGATTTGATGTACTCATAAGAGTAGTCCCCGTGTCCAAAAGAAGTATGTTTAAATAACCATTTTCTTTTTCTTACAACCTTACGCAACACATCTTCCCATTTTTCTGCTAACTGTTTTGCTTCGTCGTAGTTAGTAACATCAGTCTCGTCATTTTTTGTCCAGTACCATGGTTTATTTACAGGGTCTGGAAAATCATATCCGTACTTCTGATAGTTACGTTCAAATTCTGAAGTCACTCTGAACTTCTCCCATTTGTCAGGCGCATATAGTCGCAATGGTACTAGTCCTATAGCATCGATAGGTGCGTCATCTCTAGCAAACCATTCAACAGAATATGCAATAGACTCGCTAGTTTCTCCTGGCAGTCCTGTGATAAACTGAGAACTAATTAATACATCGTCTCCCCATGCTGACTTGCAATCAATTAATGCTTGTTTCAATTTTTCAGGCTTGGCACCTTTTTTGATTATCTTAGCAGCAGTTGGGTGGAATGTTTCAATGCCTACAATAATATCTTTAAAACCACATGCTTGTATTAACGGAATCTGTTCTGGGTTTGCTGCAATAAGGTCCAACCTAAAGAATCCCCAAAATGCAGGTTTAAAAGGCAAAGATTTAATCACATCATAGAATGCCTGTAACTTTTCAGTACTGTCGTTAAACGTGTCATCAGTTACGTAGTATTTCCACACTCCGAACCGTTCCCAATTTTCCATAAGTTCGGCTCTAAGCAAGTCCGGAGTTTTAAGATAGTCGTTCATATTCTTTTGGCCTATTAATGGCCATGTACAAAATGTGCAAGAAAATCTACAGCCTCTTCCAACTTCTAACCCAAGTGCTTCATACGGCTGTACAAAATCTTCTTCTTGATACTTTGTAGTTGAGTTTACAAAATTAAATTGCTCTTTGTTACCTTGGGCTTTTACATCATAGTCAACAATAGTATTAAAGATGCGCCTAGGCCCTTTACCGGATACTGATAAGACCCAATCAGTAAACATAGTTTCCCCCATACCTACAAAGAAATGATCAATTAGCGGAGTACCAAAATACTCCCAGGTTTTAGATCCACCAAATACAACTTTTGTTTTCGGATTCTTTTCTTTGACGTACTTTAACCAAGGTTCGCATAAACCGTTGGCAAACTGCATAGGCAATCCAGCGGCATACCATTCTTCCTTTTCTAATTTTAAAAAGTCATCAGCTGATTCCCTAGCATATGAATGTTGTAGTAATGATGCTTTCTTTTGCCCTTCAACATCCTGCATGCGATAAGGAAAGATACTTGTACTAAATCCAACAAACATAGTTTCAGGCCCGACTGCTAAATCTAGTATTTCTTTATAAAGATTAAAGTCGACTGCAAACGCCCAATCAATAACTAAAATATTAAATCCGTATTTTCTAATTTCATTAGCTAGCCGGTGGACTCCGTAACCACGTCCTAACCAATTTTGTGATGTGCATTCTGTAAAAAATATTCCGTGGTACATAATTACTCGTAAAGGTAAGGAAATAACTTCTTGCTGTCGGTACTTCTTGTAATATCATATAGTGCTAACACCCGGACCCGTTCTTCAACTACTTGTGAAAAATTATTAGGTTGTACCATCATTGAATTTTTAATAGTATTCAGTACTTTAAAACAGTTTGTATTATTAAAAATTTTATATAGTTTGTTTTTTTCTAAGTAAGAATCTAACATACTAGCAATTGAATCTTTTTGCGACTGTGTTAAATACTGTACGCTAAAGTAGCGCGGAATTTCTAATAGATTAACTGCTACTGTGATATTACGAGTTGCATCTAAATTTTCAAACATATCATACATGGCTGGAATATCAAATATGTTAAAGATTGAAATCGTATTTGAGATTTTAATATTATACAATGGATTACTTTTAATGTACTCAAAGTTTGCTAAAAACTTGCTGTAGTCTATCGGGTATCTAATAAAGTTTGATATAGTAGCATCGTGATGATCCCAACTAACAATTAGTTCAATTGACTTAAATTTTTCTAATTTAGAAAATATCTTGTTGTTTGTAACAGACAAATTAGTAATCATTTTGATCGCAATGTTGCTAGAATGCCCATCTTTAATTAATTTGTCTAATAACTTTAAAACTTCAATAGATGCTAAGGGTTCTCCACCGTAAAATTGAATTTCAGTTACTGTACTGATCACCGAGCTAATCCCATTAAAAAATTGATCCCCGTCGAACGATCTTGCTACTAACTCGAATTCTTCTTCTAGCATGTTAACAAATGATGGAACGGCTATTCCCTGCTCACGCCATTGCTTGATTTCAGATACGTGTTCTGTACTGTTTATAGGATGACACATAATGCATTTTAAGTTGCAGAAGTTACCAATCTTTACATCAAGTAAACTCGGCCCAACTGACATTGTGTAATCTTGATTGAGAACATTAGATAGGTTAGACGGAACTAAACTGTTTGTTTGTCTGTAGCTGTGCGCTCCGTGCTGTTCTTTGTCCCAACAATACTTACATGCTGTATTTTGAACACCTGTAATAAGATCGTGTCTAAGTGTTTTATAAAACTCGCTATTCCATACTTGCTGGATGTTGTCTTTGATTGTATAGTTAGTACCTTGTAAATTTTTAACACTATACTTTTTAAATTCGATAATATCTTCATCTGCCGGAACCGCATAACAGCAGTGGAGATAGGACCCGTTATTTTCCGTTGATATTTTCGTAAACGGAATATTACAAAATGTTGATTGATTAATATGTGTCAAGATGTTGTATTCCTAGCGTATTACGGAATGCCTCTGTAAATTTACCATCTATGCGTAGTCCGTAGCTCTGTTCCATAATCTGCTCTCCGCCGTGCCAGTCAACATCATTCCACCATGCTGCTCTAGTATTTAAATAAGTTTTATTTTTAGATTCTGGATCCCACAAGTAAAATGCTTTCTTAGTGTTAGGACGAATGTGTATAAATTCGTTGCGGTGCGGTTTAACAACATTGATACCGTTCTTAGCATCTAAGTCACGATGTTCAAATGGAATGCCACCTGCGTCGCAGTGGAAAAATATAACACGACCAATGTCTTCAAACACGGTACCTACTAGTCTTTCGACCCAATTGACTACTGTTGGAAAGTATGCAGCTTCTTCTGTTAACTTGCGAGGCGCTGTTCTGTCATCCCACGAACCTTCTTCCCAAAGGAAATAATAAATGTAAGGGTCATACGCACCCATTGCCATTTTAAGATAGCGAGTAAACTTGTTACGTTGTTTGTAGTTTTTAAAATCTTTAAACAAATCAACGCCGCCTAAATATATAGGATCGTCTTTGGGAAGTTCCATGAACTCGTCCATAGCTTGATAGATCGGTTTCCAACTAAGTTTGTAACTCATATCATCGAACGTAAAGCCAGGTTTCATCCATGTACCTTCTTTAGCAAACTCACGTGCTTCTGCAAATCCGCGAATTATCTCTGGTTGCATCTTTTCAAATGCCTCCATGTCTAGGTACGGTTCCATATTAAAGTACGCTTGATTGTTTATTCCTTTTAGCATGTTAGTTCCATTGATTCTTTCTTTCTATTTTCCAACCAGTAGTTTCTAATGCAACTGACCCGTCGTATGATTTAATTTTGTTTTCCCAGTGGTTTACAAATTCCTCAGTTTTAATAAAAGTATCTTTATTAACCCAATCTAACTTATCTAATACATTATCTTTTACAAATTTTAAATGCTCTAACGGTAACGGATGTACTTCTGGGTACGGGAGCTGGCCATCATAAAACGAATCAAATTTAAATTTTCTATATACTACTCCATTAAGATTGGGTATATCTGTTTTTATGAGACCTTTAAAAACCGAAGTAATAGTATCAAATGTTACAGTATCAGCTGATGCAAATTCCTCAACGGGAATGTGTTGATCATTCCAGAACCAAAATAAAAATTTTACCCCTAAATTTTCTAATGCTAATTTTATTGATGCAATACTAGCACAGTCTCTAATTGCATAATGTATAGGGTCTATATGATATGCAATCTCTTTTTTCTTATGATGTTTAATAGTGTTATCTTGAAGCCGTCCCGGAAGATACCATCCCCGTTCTTGTACGTAATAGTCATTTCTAAAAAAGGAAGAAAAACATACTAGAACATAGTCGTCTGACCCTAGGGTGTATTTGGCGTGACATTCCATTATTTTTGCAATTATAAATTGATTGCCAGCACCACTTCTACCCCAGTTCTCAGCGTTGTGGCCTTGTTCCTTACAATGATTTATTAGGATGTCGGCCCAAGTCGGCCAAGCATACTCTGTCATACTACACCCAAAGGTCCACAATCTCATTTAAAATGCCCTACGGTTTTTGTTAATAAATCTATATGCTCTCTTTTAATCCTAAAAATAAGTCCTATTCTATCACTAGACGAGTTGTTAATAGTTTCGTGTGGTATCTCTACATCAACAACATATGCACTTCCATTAGCCGAAAGGGTATAAGATTTACAGTTAGGATAATCTCCGAGAATAAATTTTGCATCGTTATCCCAATCAATAGGTATATGCACAACGTATTCTCCGGGGTCGTTGTGTTTAACAACTCTACCGGTCGGCGGTAACACAAACAATGTCCATCGATACGCATATGGAATACTATCTTTTAATTTTTTTACAGCACCAAATATTAATTCAGTATCATACCATGGCACCCTTGCGTGTTTAGACTTTAACATGGACGGCGGAATGCTAGGATCGGCCATATCACTTTGAAGTGGCCACCCATGCATGATTGTTTCCTCAGGTGTTACACACAATCTTTTTGCAGTATCTTCTAAATGGATTGAATTCTTATCCCATGTCCAGTGTAAGTGGTCATAATGATTTTTTAGAATATTGTAATAATCTTTTAAAGTTTGAACATCAACTGTAAAGTTGAGTCTTTGGACAGCATTATCGTAATCATACATAGTAAAGATATTTATAGATAACTACATGTGCTCGATGGAATCATGATGACCTACAAATACTATTACAACAATGTGCCCGGAATTGGATTATGCAGGAACAATCTAATTTATACCAGTTTAATATCGGAAGATAATAAAGTCTTTTGTCAATGGTACTATAATGCTACCGATTATCATAAAGGGCAAAATCAGATTGTCGATCCAGAGCTTATGCAATCAAAATGGCTGCGAGAAGTAAACTATCTTACACAAATGAGAAATGCGTACCCAGATCTAGTTCCAGTAATAAAAAATATAGACTTGGATCAACAAAAAATTTATTTAGAAATTGACGGCCCTGACTTTTGGGAGCAGGCCGGGTGTAGTCAGGAAAATTACAACACTGTACTTCCGGACTGGCAGGAGCAGATGCTTGCAATTATTAAAGCTCATAAAAGTTTAGGACTATACAAGTACTCAATGCATCCTAGTAGTTATTTTATAGTAGATGGGAAATTAAAAAGTATCAATTACTTTTTTACATATCGTAACGGCGAAGGTCCTATTACCGTAAGAGATCATTTAAGCCATATAAGCAAAAATCGTCAAGAGGAAATGCAAGTCAAAACAGATAGAATGGGCATTGATTGGGATGCACCGCAATCATTACACACTATGCAGATGTTAACTTTTGAAAGTTTCAGAAATAATTACCCAGCAGATTTTATAGAAAAAGCAAAGAATGTCTTCTTATAAATTAATTCCATGGTCTGACGAACTCGACCTTACAGAGTTTTATGCTATTGCACAGGCTAAAGGATTTGAAAATAACTCTAGTAAAAAAATGTTAGTTGATTGCTTTGAAAGCGAGAGGGAAAAACAAACATGGATATTTTACTACAACAACATTGCAGCAGGATCTGTAGCGGCACATAGCTTAGATATTTTACCTAATGCATATAGAATTTGTGCAAGGACTTGTGTGTTTACAGACCTATTGCCATTCCACCAATTACGCGGTTTAAAATATACCTGCCAGCAACATCAAAATATTACAGCACAATTTTTTATCCCCCAATGTATAGAATGGGTGGGTCACGATAAAAATTTATATATCACAAGCCATCCATCATCTGTTGGGACACAAAAATTAGTACATAGCATTTATTGCCCAGCACTGGTAAAAACAGGTGCCTTAGAGCACACCTGTGAGATTGAATATCGAGGCCACCTGCAAACTTTCTGGAAATTAAATGTTGATGTTTTTTATGAACAGTTAAATCAATTACCTAGATGGTAACTATTATTGTGCTTTTTTCTGGTTTTTCGTTTCTATTCTGATTGCCAGTATGCCCGATAACAAAATTAGTAGCATCATATCCTAATATACGTTCTTGATTGTTTGGGTCAAATATAGGAATTAAAACTCCGTACTCTTTTTCTAGTTCAGTCATATCTTTAGCGTAGCCAATGCCCACAATGATAGGGCACACATGCTCGGGGAATCCTAATTTCTCAGCAACTGATTTATGATCGTGGCACGAACCAAACCCGGTGTTAAGGCCCTGTTCTTCGGCTGCAAGTATTGCAGCCATGGTTGATATAAAAATATCATTATGTCGTTGTTGAAAACTAGGACGATTTACTTTAGTTGGAATGCCATCGTATACAATTGTAACACTCTCTACAGCAGTTGTCGGGTTTAACCATGCAATTACTACAGGAGCACGATATTGTCCGTTGTAACCACGTACTGTATTTTCATTATCAACCCCTACTGTGCCATTACTGTGCCATGTATCTTCGTAAAACAGCCAATCTTTAAGTTTCTTACCTTCTTTGCTATCTGTAATAATAACGCATTTATGAAGATGTGCTGCCATCTTGCTCGGAGCCATGTAGATGCAATCAGTAATGTATTCTAATTGGTCGTTAGAAATAGCTTTACTATGATCCCAGTGTTTAGTAGTAAATCTCTTTTTTAATACATCAAGTAGTTGTTTCATAGTTGGGTAATTTAAAATCCTTAATTCCTGCAAGGTCTACATAGTAGGCAATTTCTTCTTGGTATTTTTTTGCAGTAGGAGTATGTAAGTACGGTTGCCAAAATTCTTTTTGTAGATTTGAATAGTCGTGTTGTATTCGATAGCAAAGACGATCTTTAATATCTCCTAATCTGCGATGCAGTGTGATACTGTTATCAAATAGGCAAAAATCATTATTTGATTTATACCAGTGATCGTAGATGTATTTGTCTACAAATAGTTCTTTATTAATTTCTTCAAATACTGAATTTGATTCTGCTTCAGTCATTCCCTTGATACTGTGTATAGTATTAGTACTGTAATGCAATCCTACAATTCCTCCTGGGCTACGCATTACAATTGGAATTTCGACATCGTCTTCGGGACACATATTAGCATGCATCACTTCGTCTTGTTCTACACGTAGTCCTGGATTAATACGTCCGGGAGTAAACCGATGCACCAGAATCATCTCGTCTAGTTCACTACGAAATGCATTGCTTACATTTTCATAATAGTCTGGAGTAGTTAAAAACCCTGTGCTAGACCCGATCATGTTCTCAGCACCTAGTAGTGCTACACCCGGAGTAAAAGTTAATGTGCCGCTTTCGTTGCTGTGCCAAAGAAGTTCACCTTCTGCAAACATTCCTAATGCATTACCGCTTGCATCTCTTTTGCCTGTTACTCGCATGACATGCTTTCCTTCTGGACTAGTTTCTTGCATGCGATAGATGTTCTGTAATCTAATACGATCAATTTCGTCTACACTAGGATCATTAGCTAATGCTAGGCGTACTACTTGTGTCCAAGTTTTTCCTGGATACTTCTTAAGTATTAGATAGCGTATACCATAACGGGTATCACCAAATTTCATACAAAAGTCTGTTTGTTTATCCCAGGTTAATTTACAGTCACGTATAATAGTGACTAAACTTTCCATATGCAGTTTACCAATTTCCATCCATTCGTCGTTAGTGATTGTAGTAAAATCTACGTCGTCGATGAATATGCCAAACCTGCCTAATCCCGGAATCTTGCTAACTTTCATAAAAAATCCTTAAATGTTTTTAGTATTTAAGGATTTTGTCCAGCTTGTAAAGTAGATATGAATTAGCCTAGTGTTACCCAAGCACTACCATTATACCCCTTGAATGATGCACCATCGAGTACAATCATGCCAGCTTCTGGCGGATTAGGTAACGTACCGTTAACTTGCCCAACTTTCATAAATCCTTCTACACGCATACCGCCGCTATCTACACGAACTTTTTCAATAGTATTGATTGTTGTGCAAACAACACCATCGGCGGGGTGGAAAAAGCCACTGTCAGTGCCGCCATCGGTAGTAAACACAATGCTTGGAACACTTGCAGTACCATCACCTACTGATAGTCTAGGAACAGTTAATTTACCTGCACTATTGAAAGATAGTATATTGCTGACCTCTGACACTGAAGACTGAGCAACAACAATAAATTCTCCTGGAACTATTCCGGTAGATACTGTTCCATCTACCCTTGCTCCAATTGTTACTGCTCGAGATTGGGCAGTTCCGTCGTAACCAAATAGCATTACTCCCGAAAGTACATCTCCACTTGCTACTGGAGTAGGACTAGCAAGAGTGCCCTTAGAATTGTATATATTAATCCAAGCTTCGGCTGACACTAATCCCGTTAAGTTTATAAAATTGCCAGTGGTGTCTTGATAACAAGTTAGTGTTGTATCTGAATTTAATACAAGCTGCCCGTTTAATGATTCGATAGTGTTGCCAGATATCGCTAATTGATCTGTATTAAGTGAGTCACCTGTGATTGTTGAGTCAGCAGCAAGAGTGCTAACAGTAACATTAGTGGCTCCGATGTCTCCGACAATGTTGATCCCGCCAAATCCAGTAATGTCACGCGAGTTTAAATCTAAATTTGCACCTAAGCCGTTTGTGGCTGAGATAGTTCCAGTAATTGATATGTTAGTACCGGTAAAATCACCTGCAATACGCACATCGCCCGTTCCGGAAATATCGTTGCCATTTAGGATTAGTTCAGATCCTAACCCATTATTAAGAATCAATGTGTCACCGGTTATAGCACCAGTTACTTCAAAATTACCGTCAATATCAATACTACCTGTACCAAAAACGTTCTTGCCATTTAGATCTAAATTACCACCTAAACTTGGACTTGTATCTAATATAATGTCTGATAATCCACCACCGCCGCCGCCTGTAACTGTAAAGTTAATAGAAGCAGGGCCTGCGCCGTTGTCATTGTAAACTACACTAATTCCGCTTTGCGATCCAGCCGCAATAGCAGCGCCAATTGCATCTTGTGCAGCTTCAGCTGAAAAATACTTGTTATTCAGCCCTTCTGTAACTAGATCTGTAGTTAATCCTGTAACCCCTAACGTGCCCGTAGTTGCATTAAATGCTAAATTTGTACCAGCAAGTTGGGCGGCAATGTTCTTTCCGCCAGGAGTTACACCGTCACCAACATAGAGTTTTTCACCGTTAGTTGTCCAAATAATTTCACCTTGATCAAAAGTGCGACCAATGCGTTCTTGTTCTGTTCCTCGTCTAATACGTAGCGACATGTGCTGTTCTCCAATATACTGTGGATCTTAGGTAGATCATTATACAGTATTTATTCAATCGAAGAAAACCGCACTCGTCAAAAACTGCGTATTTTAGTCAAAAAAATAGGGCCCTAAGGCCCTATTAAAACACTAGTTTTTACAACTTGTAACGATCGCTCATCACAGTCTTAAGCATGATGCCTTCTGGAGTGAATTGATCCAAATCAGCGGCTAGCAAGCTAGTCATGATTGATGGGCTAAATCCACTTACCAATGCGGCACCACTCTTGTCAGCCTTAACAGGCACGTTGTCTGAACTGTTTAGGTTCCAGAAAACAATCTGTGGCATGCTGTAGCCAGCGGCTTCGAACTTGCGTTCGATCATTTCCATTGCGCTGTCGTCGTAACGGGCGCATTGGTTGAACTGCATGTCTGACAAGATTAGCAACATGGCTGGCATGTCGC